TTATTTTCTTATGTCATTTTTTAGGTGGTAAAAATTCTGTTTTGCAGCCAAACACATAGCATAGCGTTCTTTATGATATAGCATTTCACAAATGATCCAATCTGAACCATTTGGAATATCATCTACAATTCTATATACACCTTCATTATCACATCTTAAAGTAGAAAGTCTATATTGAAAAATATCTTGATGTCCAGAGACAGCCCAAGGAATATTCGCAATCTCAAATTGCTCATGAAAAACCTTTACCCAATACAGCAACTTAGAATCCTTTTCATCACCATCCGCAATTACTTGAATTTCATAATCTTTAGATAATGGGCTTTTATACTTATTATAAAAAAGTCCTTTAAAATGTTTCTTATGAATTTCAGCTAAACTATCAAGGTTAAACTCTATACCTAATCCTCCATCCGAAGGTATTAGTCTTTTCCAAAAGTCTTTTACCCTAGTAATGTTCCTTACAGCTTTAGCTGTCAATTCTAATTGTGCTTCATCATTATCATTTGTTATACCAATAAAATCTCTTAATTCTTGATCGATCTTTGCATATTCATGGTTACATTTATAACATCCAGGAACCGTTATTCGATTAATTTTATATTCTGGAGAATACCCAGCATACAACGCTTGCATTGGTATATGTTCTACTGTTTCCTTATTATCATCAGTAAACTCACAACCACAATTATAACACCTCTTTGAAGATTTTATCTGTTCTGCCATAATTAGTATAGTTTAATATTAATACCCAAATGTAATCATTATTTTAATCCTAACAAAATCTCTCCATTTTTACAGACAGAACGACTGAAAACCTAAAACACTAAACCAATATCAAACTACGATCTTCTCTTTTGTAACAACCATCTTACTACATAGCCGATACCAATCACGGCCAGTCCGGATAACAAGCCTATCGCCCACCCTCCTACCTCGATCTTTATTTTCTCCCAACGGGATAGCTCTTTTTCCACAAGGACTGGAACCTCCACTTTACGATCCACGTAGATCTCTTTCGAAGGCAGAAATAATGTATCCCTAGGAACTCTCATGTTGGCAATCACGTTACCGAGACTATCCAAGGCGAACATGAGCTCTACGTTCTTAGTGTTGGCCATGTCCAGCCAACGAAGGACTACCTTACCGTTCTCATCGCATTCCATCAACGCACGGATGGAGGCGCTATCGGCTGGCATTGGGTAAGGTACCAACTTATCTATGTAGATCGAGTCTATACGATTCTCGATAGCGACAGGTTGAATCTTGGTTCGACACCCAAACAGGGAGAGGATACCTACCATTATTAATACAATGCATCTAGGTTTCATTATTATAAAAATTTGATTGTACCCGTATTTGGATGCCGCCCGGATACGAAAAAGGCGACTAAACCATGATGATGGGATAGCCGCCAAACTCTCCAATAAAATGTAAAGTTATATGCTATTTAGGAGGGTTCTTTTTTCTTAGACTCCTTAAATCCTTATCCAATTCTTTTATACTATTCAAATATTCTTGCTCCTTTTGAGCCTCTTTATATAAAGCATACTCGTTCTTTGCCTTTTTCTTAGCCAGTTCTTTTGATATTTTACCTAAATCAGTCAAGATGCTCTTACGGTTCATCGTTAAGATAATATTAAGGTTGTCTTCCCAATCTTTCATCCTCATCGGTATATGGTTGATAGCTTGGGCCTCTGCGAAAGATAGGTATTGCTCGACTATTAATTTCAAGTTGTCAAGCTCATCTTTCGTTAAGTAGTTCTTACCGATATTAATATCTGAAGACTTAACAATACCTTCTTTCTCCGTAGAGGTAAGTCCCATCATCGGTAACTTTGCGTTCGCCCTATAATAAATCAATTCCGCTGCTGTTTTTCCACTTACCGCCCAAAGAAGCTTGTTTTGTACGGACGCAAAGAAATCAAGTGTTGTCTGGTCATTTTTATCGTAGTCTATACTTAACATATAGATATCCTTGATTTGCTGGTAAAACACTCTTTCGGATATACGTATCGACCGAATTCGATCTAACAGTTCCTTGAAATAAGTCAACGACTGGCCTTTTATGAATCTATTATCATCAAGAACATAACCTTTTACCAAATATTCACGAAGTGTTTTTGTAGCCCAAATACGAAACTGGGTCGCACGTTTACTGTTAACTCTGTAACCGACGGCTATGACCATATCAAGATTGTAGAACGTCACTTCCTTCGTTTGAGTTTTCCCGTCAATAGCTCCATGCTCAGTGGTTATTGCATTTTTTGCAACAACCACTTTTTCTTCAAGCTCACCATCTTCAAAGATATTTTTAATATGCCTGCTTATTGTCGATACACTAACATCAAACAATTCGGACATTCCTTTTTGAGTCATCCAAATAGTTTCGTTAATGGCATCTATTTGCACTTTCACATCACCACTATCTGTATTAAAGATGACTATTTCACCTAAGTTTTTATTTTCTTCCATAACATATAACTTTCACATCACAAATGTAAAAATTATTTGTTATTGGCTATCCCATCCTGTCAAAGAACCCATTGTTAAAACCCTAATTCATCGGATATCATAACAAGCTCCACCCCGTTATCACATCCGACATATCAGCCTCTCTCCCATTCTCCACCTTGCTCATCCCGGCCACAATCCGGATCATTTGCTCACGATCGTTGATGTTGATCGGATCATCGGCAGGGATACCGGCATAATCAGATACGGCCTTAATGTAAGCGTTCGTATTATTCTCGTTTTCCGGGGCCCAGCGGCTGATCATCTTACGGATCGTATCCAGCTTATAGTTCCGGTAATAGTTAGACAGGATCTTGAAGATCGCCCTATACCCGTATGCCATCGATTTAAATTGCTTGAACTCTTTGTCTGAGCTTGTCTTCTCTCCTTGGAAGACATCGCTGTTCCTTCTGATGTTCCCGGGGTTGTTATTACGTAATCCCCGGGGTAAATTGTTATTTCTCATTCCTTATCCTCCCTCATTAATAACCGTTCTGCGGCTCACGATCGCCGCATTTCTTTTTCTCACACCTCTTTAAAGCCAGTTCTATCTTCACGTCCGAGTAGCTCTCTTTCAACGTGAAAAGCTCGTCCTGCACCTGCCGGAGCCGTCCGGTCTGCTCAACAAACCGTTCCTCCTTCTCAGACAACTGCTTTTGCAAGAACTCGTTATACTCACGCAGGGCCTTGAACTCCTCCACGTCAGCTTGAGCGTCCGCTATACGGGCGTTCGTCTTACGGTTCGCCCACGCACGGATGCCCCATTTTATCCCCTCGATCCCGCCCATCGCACCGATTATCGCCAATATCGTATTCAAATCAACTCCCATAACTCGTTTTCTTTTAATATATACGGGGGCTTTTATTTGCCCGCCCCCGATAAAGGCTTATATCCCGTTAAGCGATAGGATCTATTCCCTTTAGCTCATTCCATCTATCTTGGTATTCCTCCCCGGAAAAAGGCTGGTCGAGTATCTTGGAATAAGAATCGATCGTCTCGGCGGAGAACATCCCCTGCCGATCAAGGTAATCCACCCGCTGTTTCAGGTACCATAACTCATCGTCCGTGAAATCAAAGGACTTGACCCCTGTCATGGCGTCCACGGTCTTGAACGAGATCTCGTATTCCCCGTTACCAACAGGGGTCATAACCACTTCCTTCCGCTCCGAATCCAATAGCTGGACCTTGCCGGAGATAGATATTTTCAAGCCGATATTTTTGCGATTGTCGTACATCGGCAGCACGTTATTGAGTATTAATACCCTGTCTTTCAATGTCAATTTCATATCTGTTATTTTTTTTATTAGTATTTCATACATAAATAACCTGTTTTGTTATCATAGTAAACAGGATATAGCTCGGGCGAAGAGCTTAACGCCCCCAATTGCACGTGTGTCATCATGGAGCCGACATTAATGACAGTTCTCTCCATGGCACCATCGTCATTAAAATACCGGGACTCGACCCGGAAAGCGGAACCCCAACCAGCCTTATGCACGCAATTAATCCATATCCTCGGATAATTGGTATAAGCGGAACGCCCACACCTCAATGTCAAGATAGGCGGGACACTCATCGCCGTAGCGGAGTCTAATATATCGGTCAGATCAAGTACCGAGTTCACGTAATTCGGATACGTCTGCATTATGACATTACGCAGGTGGTTACCACCATTATCAGTATCTACCGATCTTAGCGTGACTTGTCCGTCGTTGTGGATGGCCAACGCCCCGTTATACATATAATGTCGCTTGGAGAGCATCAACCCGCTAGCGGCCACCAAACCGCTTAGCCCGACCCGGAAAGGGGCTTCATCCCTTCGCTCGTAAGTGCTGCCGACCCATATACGGACAGATCCCGGATCAAGGTTCGAGATATCGCCACCGCTATTACCGTCACTGGCGAAACCGCATGAGACCTCGTAATTACGGTTCATGCACATGATGGAGTTGCTGCCATATACCTTGCCGTCACTGAGCACCTTGAATGTCGGGGAAGCGGGAGGCTCCCCGTTCGCCCCGGAGTTCCCTCCGGACCATATCCTTACGGTACCGCTAGCGGCCATGCCCCCGGTATTACCGAACGCTATCGCCCCCGTGGACACGAGGCCGCCATTGATCTCGGTAATCGTGCAGTCGTACTCGGAGGCGAAAACCCACCCTTCACCATCATAGCGATAGATATTCACGCCGTCTACCCAAAGATCGTTCTTCCGCATTCCCGATCTCGGGGCCGTGGATTGGTAGAACACCTTCGCCTTGTCATTGGCCATGCTCTGGGCATCGTTAGCCGATCCTTGGGCGTTATTGGCAGCGTTACTGGCATTTTCCGCCTCGCTAAGAGCGTCCTGTGCCTTTTTCATGGCTGTATCTGAATACCCTTTCAGCGTATCTTGAATAGCCTTGTTTGCGGCCTCTACGGCTGTGTTAAAAGAGGACATGGCGGTATTGAAGGCCGTGAACTTGGCGTCAACGTCTTTTTTCTCGGCCTCTGTCGCCTTGCCGTCAACGATAGCGGTATTGATGGAGGACAATAGGTTGTCAATCGCCCCGAACAATGTCACCTTCGCGTTCAAAAGCCCGGTCTTGGCCGGGCCGGAGAGATAGGTATTCTCATATAATTTTTTATAAGTGGCCTCGACCTCGGCCTTGGAAACATTGACCGTATTCAGGTATTTCTCGATCGCTACGGCCTCCGTCTCCGTGACTATACCATCCTTGAACGCCCCGTCCACGTAATAGTTCAGGTCCTCCACGGATTTCTTGGCCTCCTTGATAGACTGATCCAATTCCGGCCACTCATCAAGGTTTTTCAGCCCCGAACCGGCGGTAAAGACCATACGCCCATGAAACTCGCCAGAGCCATCCCCCTTATTCAGTATGAAATAGGTATTACCATCCGTCGAGACAATCCTATCCACCGTCACCCGGCCGGGGAGTATCTCCGTGAAACCGTACACGGTAACGAAGGAACGGGCCCCGTCAAACTGGCTGCCCAATAAACCGGTCAAGAAATAATAGTACCCATCCTCCTCGAACTTATGAGGGCTCCCGGACATCTCGAACGTCCCCTTCCCACCGCTCTTGCCGCACTTCGCATAGAGATAGAGTTTCCCGTAATCCCCCAAGTAGGGACTCGTATACGCCCCCATATCCCAATACTGGTATTCGGAAGGCTTATGGGACTCCTTGATATCACTGATGCCCAGCGTCATGTGCTGCAAGATCAAAGCCGGGGCGGTAAACACCCCGGTGTTGTCATCATACCTGAAATCGGGCATGACGGTCACAGGAGCGGTCTTGCTGTTGACGAAACGGAATTGCAGGGACTCATCACCCACCAAGAGCGACATGGTACGTACCCATATCGGGTCTATGCCCTTGGAGTAATTATCGAAGGCCACTTCCAGCATCTCTTGCGCCTCGATAGCGTCACGGTAACGGCGCTTGGTAAACTGTAACGCCTCCTTATACCTCTTGTCATTAACGACCTCCTCGCTCTCCAGCTTGCCCAACTCATCGGACAGGAAACCGCCTACCGACGTATTGGATAGCTCAAGCTCCGGGCTGTGGGGCCTGTTGATGTAATCCCTCACCCCGGTGATCCGGATCAGGATGCCGTCCGGCTGGAATTGCGGGTCGCTGAAATCGACATAACCGCCGGGTACCAGCTTGGCGCCGATCGCCAACCAATTCTTCTTGGCCCATATGCCGTCCAGCTCTCCGATGAACGTGAATTGCCGCTCCTCACGCTCGTAAAGGCAGCGTACCGCCTCCCGGAACATGTCCCAGCTCGCCCCGGTCTTGGTGGCGTTGTCGCACACGTAGGCGGCGGGAAGGGATATGTTGAAAATGGCGTACTTGTCGCCGACCTCCGGATACAGGGAGGCGTTCGGCAGCGTCATGCCATCCTGCTCGGACGAGATGATCTCGAACTTACGGCCGTCATGTATGTACTTTACGTCGAACTCACGGCCCGCCAGACGGCCTGTCTGGAAAATAACCGTCATGGTCTGACCGGCGATCAGGCAATCCTCGAAATTGAGGTTGGCGGGAACCGATGAGTCATAGAAGTTGTAGAACGTGACATCGTTCCCGTCCGTGTCCTCGCCCGACTCCGTGTCGGTCTCGCTCACCGTGCCGACCCGGGATGGATATATATCGCTGGCGTCGTAGCTGTCCTCATTATAAGAGGAAAGGGGCCTGTCCGCGCGAGTGACATACATCCCGTCCTTGTCGGTCTTGTAGCGTCTGCCTTGATAGGAAAGCTCCTGCGACTTGGGGAGCAGCAAGGTCTGGCTGCCATAGGCCGAGTAATCGATATTCCGCTCACCGCCTTGCACGTACAATATCTCCACGGGGAGGTTGTCGCCTTGGTTCGCACGACCTACACCCGGAAGGAAACCGTTTCCCTTGCCATAGCTGAGAGCGACCGGGGCATCCTTGAAGTACTCCACCTTGCGCAAGTGAACTGTCTTTCCGACGATCTCGAACTCCGTGTCGAACTCCTCGGCCAAACGCCCCAATACAGCCCAGCATTTCTCATGGTTGAACGACAACAGTTTCTCCGGGGCCTCGATCACCGTGCCGACCATCCAGCCGGAATCATAGAGATTGAGGTTGTCCACCAGCAGCTCCACGAACATCCTCGGCGTGGCCGTCATGACGAACTTGAGCTTGTACGGCTTGTCGGACAACAGCTTGTACTTATATTTTTTCAGGATCTCCTCGTTGCCGCCGAAGGTGACGGTATAGTCGAATACCCTCGTGCCCTCCTTCTTGAAATCCGAAGGGTACCACAGCGTGTACCTTTCCCCCTGGTACTCGATATACGTCCCGGTGGGCAGCTCCACGTGATCCACTAGGGAGTAACGCAGCTCCACCTTCTTCGCTTGCGCTATCGCCCGGTAACGATAGCTGTCATCGTCCACCGGGATGTCAAGCAATACCTCGCCCGTCTTATCATAGATACGCATCTCGAACGGTATTTAAAGGGTGTTCGAGACGCTTTCGGGCATACCCAGCAAGGCACGTACCCTCGCCTTGCAGTCGTTACGGTAACGTTCCAGACAGGCGAACTCGGCCTCAAACTCGGCCTTTCTCTCATTATCCGAGCTCAATTTATTCAGCGTTATCGCCTCTACCCGATCGGCGGAATACTCTCTCCGGATCAATCCGGACACGAGACTGTCATAACTTGCGGAAGTAGCCTCGACCAGCGTGCCGCCATCCTCGCACGTGCCGGTATAGGCGTAAGCTGTGCAAGGCTCCGGTTCCGGTTCGCCCCCGTGGCCCTCCGGAACGTGGTTCTCCAAGACCTCCTCGTTCAGGTATAGCAGGTAATGGTTGTCATCGTATTTTACGAATGTCTTTCTCTCCGTGTAAATCGCTCTTGTCTCCATATATTTAAATGTTTTTTAGCCGACCCGGAAGGATCGGCCAAGAGCGATCCCAACGGGTCAAGTGAACCTGAAAAATTTCTTACCGAACTTGTTGGTGAGCACCTTTATCACGGTATCCACCGGCAAGTCCTCGTGAGAGAAGTCCGTGAGCGCCTGATCAATCAAGACGGCGGAACCGGTGAAAGCGTAACGCTCCTCGCCTTTCCATCGGAAACGTATGGCGAGGCACTTCTTTGGCGTGCCGTCCTCGTTTTTCTCGATCTTGCTATCCTCGATTTTATAATCAATCAACTCTATGAGTTTATCATCCTCCAGCCCTCGTTTATCCTCCGGTATCCGGGTATCATAAAGTATATCCTCGAATCTCATTTTCCGGTCGGCCGGGAGATCCTCCCACGGACTTTTTTTATTCCTTATCACCTGTCCCAGTCTTTTCCTTGGTGTTTCCATTCCTAATTTATTTAATAGATTACTCGTATCAGCGTGTTGGATGAAGCCTATACGGGAAGAGGCCCTCTTCCTTATCTCCTCGTCCGGCAAACCCTTCTTTCTCAATCTAGCTATCTGGCGGCAGAGAGCCACCTTGTTACGTTTCCGGACACGGACGTGATCCGGGAAATGCACGTATCCCCCCGTATCGACACCGTCCGTCACGTGCCCGATCTTCCATCTCGGGTTAAGACCGATCCTAAGCTCGTTAGCGTAATAAAGACCGATCCACTCGATGACAAGGTGCAAAAATACGGTGTCCTCATGCAGTATCAAGACATCATCGGCGAGACGGTAACAGAAGTCCAGACGGTTCAGATATCCCTTGAACCTGTCCGAGAGATATTGAATCCCTTTGGATAACTCCTCATAATCATGTTCTGTTTTGGCCGTTGCGATACTTTCCTCGATATACCTTTTCGTGTAGTACTCAACCAAAGCCGGGCATTCCCCGACATGGAAGCACCGCTTCAAATCGTGATCGAAAAGATAAAGATAGACAAGCGAGAAGAACTGCGCCAGCTTCGTGCCGGGAAACATACCAGTATCCCCCTCGACGCTGTCAATGATCTCATCAAACCTTTGCAATAAATGATTATCCTTGATACGTGTTCTGAGCTGGCTTTTCAGTACCGGGTGATTGACAGTCGGATAGAAGTGGTGGATATCGCACAGGAGATAGTCGGTGGTACGTTCCGGATATTTTCTCAAGACCTTCCGGATCATCCTCATGTAGGCGTGGGGACCGCGTCCTTTCACCCCTCCGTAGGTATACGCGGAGAAGGATCTCGTAAAATAATCCTCCACCTCATTGAGCATCGCCCAGTGCTGGACATGATCCGGAAAAGGGAGCATCCCGATAAGACGTTTTTTCGGCTCATGGACGGTCATGAAACGATACGGGGAGGTTACGAACGTCCCGTTTTCAAAAGAGTATAGGAGATCGGAAAGGTTCTTTTCCAAGTCCGCCTCGAACTTTGTTATGGCCTTTTTGCCATGCTTGTTCTTGCTGGCATGATCAAAAGCCTTGTAATAGTTTTCTTTCCGGGCTATATCCCCGGAAAAGTCACCTTTTCTCCTCATGGTGTCCCAAGTGTCTTTTAGTGTCCAGTGTCTGCAATCGCCATCAGGTCATGAGCCGTCGGTTTATCAACCTACCGGGACTATACCCTTAGCCTTGATTTTTTGTCCAGTGACAGGGTCTCTCCTCCACTTTTTCTTACTGAATAAATCAGCGGCGTATCCTAGGGGCGACGACCAGTTCACGTTAGCGTTCGAGACCGCATTGTTACCATTGAGGTACGCTAAGCCGGCATTAGCACCGTTGTTCGCATTACCACGACGGAACGGACAGCGAAGGCCGGAACTGGACGTCAGAGAAGACAACCCGCCCAATCAATAGGCGGCACAAATGTAATATTTAATTTTTCAAGTGCGACCGCCTTACGGCGGGAAAAATAAAACAGGAACGGAAACAACATGTCAAAGAACTAAGATGCGGCACTTACGTGCCTTGGGTGCTCGGGCGCTTCGCACCCTAATGGACACGATGGACACCCGAACACAATGAACGCTAGTACTGCACGGGCACGGGGCTTACGTCCTCTGCAAAATAGCAGAGGGGCGACGACCAGTACACGCTAGCGTCCGAGACCGCATAGCTACCAAGGAGGCACGCTAAGCCGGCAAGAGCACCGTAGTTCGCAAAACCACGACGGAACGGACAGCGAAGGCCGGAAATAGCGTTGTCGTTATACCAACCGTCGCAATAATAGGTACTGGAGCTGCCGGAGGCGACAGTCGGGGCGGAGCATAGGTTCTGCATACTGAGCTCAGTGATATATTTCCAGCCACTGGGATCGTTCTTAGGAACCCTCGCGGCCTTTATCAGACCCTCGATCGAGTTGATGTTGAAAGCCGAGTAAAGGGACGGGGCGACATAATAATCTCCGCTACCGTCGGACAGCTTGTTTATCAAGGAGCCACGCTCGATCAGACCGATATGTCCGTAGAAGTTCTTCAAGCCGAGGAAGCAAGGGACGTGCGCTTGGTGGACGGTACCACCGTCCGAGCCCTTCACGGCGTAGTCGCTCACGCCGACCGAGTCCCCCAACTCGATCCCTACGCTCGTCGGAATAATCGGATAACCACCGTTATGGCTCGACCAAGGATCCCAAGACCATTCCGTAACTCCCTTACCGGTACCGCCCTGATATAGGCCATTGGAGTCCTTTACCGGGTTCAACGCGGACTGGCAATCACGGGTACCCATGATAAGGCGGTAGAGATAACCGACGACGCTGTTCGCGACGAACCAGCCGGATTCCCAGCCCTCACCCTTCTTGCGGGCGGCCGTGCCGAAAGCCGCGGCGTTCATGTTCGTGGCAACCATGCCTAGCTGCGTGTTGTGCTTCCCGTCCCTCGTCGCGTCGTTGTTCCCGCCACGATAACGGGGATCGTCACTGACGACGGAGACCAACGTGCCGCTCGTACGGTCCATGACGCCGGCTCCCAAGGCCGACGTACCCCCGGCCGGGATGTAATAGTTCAAATGACCCTCGATCGGGGTCGGGCTGACAGCCTCGTAATAATAGGTGGAGTCAACCCACCAAGAGTAGTAGTGGGCGTTCCAGCACCACAGGTAATCGCCCATCGTGCCGTCCAAGGCAGCGGGACTGCCGTCGGCGAAACGACGGTGGTTCGTCGGGTCAAGCTTACGCCGGCTACGGTCAACGGACACGAGGTAGCAGCCCAGACCGATCACGGAGGGAAGATCCCGCAGGAAATCGATATTACCGTAAGCCTCGCCGACTGGCGTGCCCTGACCACGTTTCCAGCGACGGATAGCGACGTGCTTATTCACGATCGATACCGCGTCGGCGAAAGGGATCTTAACCGACTCGCCCGTTTCCTTGGACACTCCCTCGATCAAATACTTGGAGGGCTGGCTCGTGTCGGCCAAGGGCAGCTGGTCGATCGTCTTGCCGTTATCGAAGGCCGTGATGATAGCGCGTACCTTCTCCTCCTCTGCTGTTGTTAATGACATGATTCTGTATATTAAAATGTTAGACAATTATACCTTTCGTATCCGGCTACCGGATAAAAATCTCATCACGCTACCGGCCTTACGAATGACCGGGGCAGTAACCTCAATGACTATCGTTTGGGACAACGAGGTGTTATGCGACGGGATAACGTGGATCGTGGCCGTGCCGGTCTTACGGACAGTCAAGTTTCCACGTGGGTCCACGTACAACGCATCACCGGAATAAAACGCCTGTTGAAATATCACATTAGGTAATACATAAGCTGGAAAAAGACTCACGGCTATCTTCTGGGCGACGGCATTCCCTAACGTTATCCTCTTGACATATTTCAGCTCCATACGGGTAGGGGCAAGAAGCGCTTGACTCATCAACGATTGCTCGGCCGCTTTCATGGAAGCGATCTGCGCATTGCCCTCGGAAATCATCGCCTCAGCCTCGACAGCGGCAGCCAAAGCCTCATCAGATGCTCGACCGGCCAAATCAGCCTGTTTCCCAGCCTCCAACGCTTTAGCGTTAGCCAAACCCGCAGCAGAGATAGCGTTCCTCGTGGCCTCGATAGCCTTATTCGCCTCCGCAAGGGCGGTCTTGGCCGCTTCCGTTGCCTGCGTACCACGGGCGATACATTTCCACCAAGCCGTATCGGTCAAGGGGTGGTTCTTGTTTCCGTCCTTGACACAGAGGTAGCAGCTATCATCCGTGACGACGAAATCGAAGGTGTTGTACGTACTCGCCGTGGCATAAACGCCCTTATCGACGAACGCCACCTTCCCCAATACTATCTGACTCATTATTATTCCTCCTTCCTTTTTTTGGTCATACGTTCAAATACAGCTCACCGGTCTCTTGGTTGAGCTTGACAAGGTTTGGTGACACCTCGTCCTCGTAGGACATCACCAGCGTCATGTCGGCGGGGTTGATCGTGAAGGTCGGGTATAAAACGCCTCCCTTCGCGAGGATGCCCGTATCGACATACCTGTCCCCATCCAGATCCCATTTCCACCAGTTGCCGTTATCGCCAACCTTCCATGGGTGGTCGGCCAGCTCCTGCGCACGGTCACCCTGTGTCTTGGCGAAGTTACCCTGCGTGTTGGCGTAAGAAGCTTTCTCATTCGCCAATTTCGCCGCGTCATTTGCGTTTTTAGTTGCGATCTCGGTATCTTCCTTGATCTTCTCTAACCCATCGTGAGCGGCATTAGCGTTAGCCGCAGCTTTATTGGCTAAATCAGCCGCGGTATTAGCCTTACCGGTTGCGGTATTGGCGTTCCCTGTCGCGGTGATGGCGTTCGCCGTGGCCGTATTAGCCTTTGACGTGGCCGCCTCGGCGTTCAGCTTGGCGGTGTTGGCATTGGAGGCCGCCGTATTGGCCGCCTTGGTAGCGGCACGGGTGTTGGAGATCTCCGTAAGCATGTTCTCGTAAGCCGTCTGGATAGTCCCGAGGCTCACCTTCACGCTGGTTTGTATGCCGTCTATGATCTTGCAACCGATCGTGTACAGACCGGTAAGGCTGTCAGCCAGCGTGAGTTCTGATATTTTCTTTTTCTTAATCGGCATATATGTTCAAGTCTATGTAATACTCCCCGTCCTCCGTGACCACCAGTTCCCCGACCTCGGTAGCCAGCAGGTAATCGATACCATCCATCCGGAACACCGTGAACTCCAGCGTGAGGTTGAATGTCACCACCATACGCCCCCGGAGGCTCTCAAGCTTCCAGCCGGACGTCCTCTTGTAGTAGCAGGGGTATTCCTCCACGTTGTAATCCACGTACAGCGAACGCTCGCCCGGCTGGATCAAGGCATCCAACAGAGCGTCGTAACAACTCCAGAATGTCGTCATTGAGCCGGCGATGAGACAGCATTCAAGAGTGACCTCCTTGCTATTATACACCACCTTGCCGGCATCGTAGATCCTACCGTCAACGTCCAGTACCGTACGGGACAGGTTAGTCTTCACGGTCGGGGATCTCATGATCTCGTCCCGGCCCTCCGTCACCATCACGCCGTATCGATCCAAGGGTACGCCGTCCAGCTCGTACTCGGATGGAGGAACATACGCTCTACCCTCCGGGATCACCACGGACAAGGGTCTTACGGGCTGATCCTCGGCGAACCGTAACGTGAAGGCCTCCAACGTGTCCCAATCCTCATACGCCGGGCTCTGGATGAGTCGCAAGCTCCACTCCCTGCCCAGCGAGGGGATACGGAAGAGGTGATACCCGGACTTCGATAGGTGCTCGACGAGAGCGCCGGCGGATCTTCCGTCCACGCTGCGGACGAACGTGATGTTGAGCTCCCGTGGTTTCAAGGTGGGCTTTTCCAAGTCCGGCTCTATGCCGTCCTCGTCCGGCCAGTCGTTCCTGTCCGGTTCCACCAGCTCGGGGAACGGGAGAAGGCCGTCGTAACCTCCCTCCGTGATCCATACGCCGAAATCGGTGTAGGCGTCCTTGCCGTCTATGTATAACTCACCCCTCATAAGATCACCACGGTATTATCCTTGTTTATCTCAACCTCTCCCCCGATATTCACCAGCAGGATCACGGCGTAGTCGCTCGCCACGACCCTAGCCTTGCCGCCGTGCATGAGGATCACCTTGTGAACACGCTCGTTATCGTCTATCGTTATCACCGCATCCGTATCACCTATCACGGCGATATTGCCGGGATTGGTTACGTACACGTGGCCGGAGTCAACGTACACCCCGTAGGGCATCACGTGACCGGCCATGCCACGGAACATGTCTAACGACGGGAAATCATTCTCCGCGCAAAACTCACGCCCCTGCGGGCTGAAGAACAGCCACACGAGGCTTCTCCAGTCCGTCACCCCGTTAGAACCACTGCATGCCCCGAGCGAGAGGGCCGATTTGATTATGTCGTTAACCGTCTCCATCATTATCTTGATCTCATTAATATCCCCTTGTCGTTAATAGTCTTTATACCGGAGGCCGCCGACTTGGTATTGGCCTCTATCTTCTCGGATAGGGCCTCTATACGTCCGGAGATCTCCGCTACCTTGGCCGTGTTCTCCGACACCTTCCCGGACAGGTCCTTGATCGCCTCCACGTTCTTCCAGCCCCTTGTCTGGAGGTCGTAGATGAAGCGCATCTGGTCGGCTATACCCGTCACTTGCACCAACGTCCTATCTAAAAATATAAGTTGGGTCGACATCTTACCGTCTATAACATCCGCGGAGTCCTGGGAGATGGAACCAACACCTTTGGACGAGGCCGTACGCCCGTCGTCCTTCTCTACCGCGTTACCGGTATTGAAATATTTGTCGGCCCAACCAAACTTACGGTCGAGGTCGTCGGCCAGCTCCTGCGCCTTCCGATCCAGATAATCCTGTTCCCAGTCGCTGATATAATCGTCGGACCAGAACTCGAGCAGCTTCTCCCGGATCTCTTTCATGGGATCGGATGCGGCGGCCTTGATCGACTCCGTGACCATGTTCCTTATCATCTTCCTCACGAGATCCTTGGCCGATCGCGCCTTGTCCTCCCCGGCGGCCCACGCATCGGCGTAAGCGTTGGCGAAATCGTCGATCGCAGATTTTATGTCACTACCGAAAATGGCGTCCTTGCCGGCCTCCTTATTATCCGCTATGGTGTTATTGATCTCGTCTATCTGGTCCCGCCACTCCTTGATGCGGTCATTGTCGGTTTTCTTCTTGTCCTCCTCCTCCTTGATCTGGTTTTGGATAAGCACTTTTTGCTGTTCCAATAGCTTATTCTGCTGGTCGATAAGCTTGGAGGCATCCTTGGAATAGGCTTTCTCGATGGACCTGCCCAGCTTATCGTACGACTTGTCCAACGTGTCGATCTGATCCTGCAAACGCTGGATACGACTCTCGTTCTTCTTGTCATGGATCTTGGCGATAGAGGAGGCAAGGGATGTGACCACCCCGATAGCGGCACCGGCAGACGCACCGATCGGCCCGAACATCGCACCGGCTTTCGCCCCGTCCATGGCGGAATTGACCGCGTCCATGGCCACATTCAAGCCTTCGGCTATCTCACCGAACGCACCACCGAACGAATCCCCGAGTTTCGAGAAAGTATCAGAGAGGAATTGCCCGGACCGCATGATTTCGCCAAGCCCTTCCTCTATATCGTCAATTGCCTGTCGCAGCTTTTTCGTATCGTTACCAGCCTCAAATACGCCTTTCAGACCTTTGGCGACCTTCTCGTATGCCGGGCGCAACTTGTCCGCGGCTTCCTTGTTCTCCTTGAGCGCGTCCGAGATATCTTTTAGTTTATCGGGTGATTTACTCCACAGTTCAAACGTCTCTTTCGTGATACCGAAATCCTTGCCCTTGCTCTCATCCCAGACACCGCTTTTCAAGAACTCCAAGGCTTCACGCCCCTTCCGGTTGATGGCCTCCAACTCGGAGAGGGTCTTGTCTTTCATGTCACCGAACAACCGACTGATAGCGGAAGTCGTCTTGCTCGCCTCTATGTCGAGATCAGACAGTTCCCTTTTCATGGCCTCGGAAAGGGACTTACGCTCGCCTTCCGTCGTAGCCTTGGCTATCTTCTCGTTATAAAGAGCCGTGATAGCATCTCTCTTATCAAGATAAGAACCGTATTCTTTCAGATACTCGTTCATGGCACGTTTCTCTTCCTCCAGTTGTTCCTTATTCACATTAGAGGTCGATCGCTCCCGTTTGACGTATGAGTTCACCAAGGCTGTACGAATCTCCACGGTCTGTTCCTTAGTCAGTTTGCCGCCTTGAGCGTCTTTCCACTCTTTTTCCTTGGTAAGTATGGCGGCGATCTCATTGTCATAGTCTAGGTTTATCTGGGCGATCTTCTTTGCGGAGCCTTCTTTCATCAGATCGATCTCGGATTGCTGGTTCTGCCGGCGGAGGGATAGGAGTTCGTCTATCAATTTCTCTTGTTGCTTGAGTTGATTATCCGTACTCTTATCCTTCTCATTTGGATTTGAATATTTGTCTATTTGTTCCTGTGCCTCCTGTATCTGTTTAGTGTACTCATTCCATTTCTTTGAATTTTTCTCAGAAACAGCTAAAGCGTCACGAGCGGCTTCCGCTTCTTTTTTCTGCTTCTCCCAGTAGGATTTATTTTTTATTTCTTCTTTTGTCGTGTCTGTTGTTGATTTTGACAGCTTTCTTTTGAAATTTTCTAACGCTTTTTGTAGGAGTTTGATACGTTCTTCTTCTTCCGCAATCGCTTTATTGTTGTTTACAGTAAGCGGTATTCCTGTTGAAGGAGATACGCCTATAAGTCTCCCGTTGTCCTCTCGTAATTTCTTTAATCGCTGCGTAGACTCATCTATGTTTCGGATATACGAATCATAGGTATTGGTATCACGTTCTTTATTTAATAACTTATTTGCTTCTGCTAAATCAAGCACGGCCAATTCTTCCAACTTGTACGCTCCTGTTATCGCAGGAGATAGTTTCTGTAGCTGTTCGTAAACGGATATTTTAGCTAATTCCGTTTCTGTCTCATCTTGAATTATACGTATCAATGATTCAACTTGATTCTTTCGATCTGTCTCTTGTTGAATCATTTTATCCTGTTCATCATTGAATCTCTTTTGAGCCTTTTCTGCTATGGTTGTACTGTCAGATAGAGCCAACATTGTAGCTGTCAAACCAATAATTACCGTTCCCAAAGCAACATAAGGATTGGTAAGCATTGAGGCATTAAGAGCAAGCTGTACTTTCCGTGCCAATACACGAGCATTGGTAAGCCCTATCTCTACAATAGTATGTTTGCTTTCAGCAGCGGTAACCAGCATCACGGCGGTACGATAGGCTCCATAGGTAGCAACCAACCCGGCCAATACCTTACCTATCGTTTCATAGTTTTCTATCAACGAAGTGGTTGTTTGGATACCCTTAATTATGACACCTTCCGATTTCTGCCCCAATTCATTGAATGCAGTATCCATAGCATCCTGCATCATTGATAACTGGCCATTGATAATTTTAGAAGCATTCTCTGACATCTGATAGAACTTTCCGCCTGCGCTTGTAGCGTCAATAAACGCCTGTTGTACCATTTCTGCGGAGATTGCCCCTTTTGACATTTCTTCTTTGAGCTGCGCCATAGATTTGCCAGTCTTTTCCGTCATAAATTGTAACGGATTGAATCCTTGTCCAACCATCTGATTAAAATCCTGCCCCATCAACTTTCCAGCCGCCGACATTTGAGAGAAAGCCAACGTAAGCGAGTTAAACCTTTGGGTATCTCCCATAGAGACATCGCCAATAGCCTGTAAATAACGTGGTACTTTCTCAGCCTCGATATTAAAGCCTAACATCATCTGCGTAGCTTGGGTTACATCCGAAAACTCTAACGGAGAAATCTTAGCATATTCACGTACTTGCGACATAAGCGCATCCGCTTTTTCCTTGCTTCCCAACAAGGTTTGAATAGCCGTATCTGCGGCTTGGAACTCGCCACGCACACGGATAATTTCAGAACCCAACGCTTTCAACACACCTACCCCACCGATAACAGCCAATACCTTCTTCCAAGAAATAGCAATACCGTTATTACTCTCTACTACCTCTTTAGCATCGTCTTTATAAAGGGCATATTCGTCACGAAGTTTCTTTACAGACAGACGTGCCCCAGCTTGTTGTTGTGTCAAGTCGAACAAAACTGCCTTCTCTTCATCCAAAGCCTTACGTACAGCATTATATTCTTCCAATTTCTTATTAGCGGACAATGGATTTCTTTTCAATGCGATGCGATAGGCTTCACCAAGGCGTTTTACATCCGCTTCTATGCCTTTAATTACCGACTTTTGAGCGATAATCTTTTCTGAGAACCCGTTTACAACTTGCGAGGCATCAAATATTTTCTTTTTAAAACCTTGATTTATCTCATTACCAGCACGTACAGCTGAAGCGACAAGAGAATCCAATTCTTTCGTGTTTTTAGCTAATTGGGCTTCCATCGCACGGAAAGTAGCCGGAGATGTATTACCATCCATCCCGGAAATAGTAGATTTCAGCTTATCTATCTCTTCCCGTAACTTAATGACTTTTTGATAGTCTGCTTCTATGTGAAACGCTAATTTGGGCATACATCAATGTTTTGGATAAAAGTACATTAGACAAATGAAGTAGTAGAATTTTATGAGAATAGATACATGACAATGGAAAGATTGTCGTGAATATAGAATCATGCTCCTCTTTTTTGTCTCATAAGATCCTTTCCCGACATCTTCTTTACTTCTGTTCCATCTTTATCCTCATGGATATCGATAGGTTTATCAGCACTCATCAAGAGCAAAAGAAGATAAGGAAGATCCTCATACACCTCCCTGTAAGAAAGATGCAAATTTTCCATAAATAAGGTAATACTTCCTACGATGGTATTTCCTCCTACTATTTGGGTTTTACTGTTAGATTTGCCAGCTCCATCGCTAACTGGCAGACTACGAAAAAATCACGTCCGGTTATTAACTCAAAAGCGACAAAATACGCTTGCAATAATTCTTCTTTAGAACCTGAAAGCATCTGCCGTTCGAGGCTTTCAGCTCTTTTTTGATAATTCGGGACATCACCAACCACCAAGAATGAAAGTCCCTTGACGATATTCTCCAAATTGACAGGAGCGACCTTCATTAATTCCCGCACAGTGCCATTTTCCGGTAAATCGACCTTACTTAAATATTGGGTAGCCCTCATTATCACTTTGATAGAAGGAGCTTTGATTACATATACTGTTCCCCCTACAACAATAGCTTTTCCATAAGTACCGGAAAGTAACTCTGATATGTTTTTTGAAACCTCACTCATAGTTTAAATATTAGAGGGTGATTGCTCACCCTCGTCATTAACTTATCCACCCAAAGTTGTATCCTCCCCGTCTTCCCAGCGCTCAATAGGAACGCCGGCTTTGGTTGGTTTCAACGCCGTAAAAACAAGGGCTAAGCCAATTGCCTTTTCATTCGCTTTACCAGAAGCAGAAACACCGGCACGAGGAAAAATAATTTTCACACCATCTTCAGTTGTGGCACGGACGGTAAACTCTTTACTCTCTACATGGTCGGCACGCTCCCATGTGCCCGGCTTACTCTCTGACCCCGCCGTAAACTTACCACCTTGGAATTTAGCCTTAGTCTCAAGATCATACATACCAATAGAAGCATTGATCTTAACCGCACCCGGCTTTTTAGAGGAATAATAGGTATTTCCAGCTACATCTTTGTAATCCTTAACCTCCGGATCTTCATCCTCATAAGTGAAGGTGTCCTCATGAACTACCGGGACTTCTTCAAAAACAGAACCTTCGGCACCACCAGCCCCAATCGGCGCAACCTCCAGCTTCTGAAGGTTTACCACCACAATTTTTTTATTCTCTGCCATAACTATTTTACATTTAAAACTTCAAACAAAACACTAACATTCACATAATGACACTTTAAAGCAGTGTCCGCTTCCGTTCCTATATTATAGATAGAATAGCGATAAAAAGAACCATTATAGGAACCTATACTCCTTAATATCTTCATAGCTTGTCTTTCAAGCTCATTCAGTCGGATAGAGTTGGCTTCATTCTTGCTCAAATCGGGCACACAAAAATTCACTTCTGCGAAAGATTTCTTCCAATACTTTCCCGGCTGTTGTTTCTTCGTGTGGATGACAATCCTTTCGGACTTCAATTCACCCGTCAGCGTTTCACCATCAGGCACTATATCTATTCCGAAAGCCTTGCAGTCCCGATAGAGAATGTTTCCTATGTCGGTAGTTACTATCATACTATCAAATATTGGACGTTTTCGTCATATTCGAGAAATACGTGACAAACCAAATCTCCAAGTTGAACCGTTCCGGCAAATCTTTTTCCAGCCAAATCTGCATCTGATACGTGTTGCCCCGTTCCGTACATATAAATATCCACAAAGCACAATTCTTTCTGATATTCATCTACAATAGCCCACAAGCAAACAGTACCTCGTTGTACTTGAACAGACAATATCCTCGACCCGATAGGCAGACATAGTTTTGAATGGTCTGCAACAATCAATTCATACTTGAATATTCTTTTCATTTTTCAAATTCTTCTTTTAATCGTTTCTCCGCATGAAGAGCGGCACCACTTAAAACATCATACCCTTTAGATTCTACGAATGATGCGTATTCCGCTTCGTTTTTCAATGTCAAACCGTCTTTATCGACATCGTAATCATTGGACGTTCTCAAAGTGAGTGTATGGTCTTGATAATCCCCATGTTCCTCTGCGTACTTCACGGCTTCATCGCCTACATCAATCATCTTCTTTTCGACCTCCCATTCTCCTTCATCGAAAAAGGAGTCGACATCTGAGAAATCGAAATCTACATCCATAATTCCGAGTAGTTAAAGTAGTTTGTACTCTTTACCGTATAGACTTCGCCTTGACCTCTTACGCCATCACCATCCATACAACGTACTTCATCACCAGCCTTGACAGTAATTCTTTTCTCACATACTACATGATAATTCGGACGATACACAGAGCCGTTATCAGATGAAAACTCTTTGGTAGTGTTATCATCACAACGGCACTTGCATACCTCCTGCCAGTATTCACCACCTGTTCCGGGAATAGGTCTGCCAAACTCATCCTTGTCCATCGGGGTGATAACTTTTACCTGCAATATGTGTGGGGCGAATATCATAAGAAAGTCACTTTAGGCTTATCACTCAATTCGTCTTTCAAACCGTACCGCTTGCACAGAAATGAATAGTAATCCTTAATGCCTTGAATGTCCCAAGACATAGAAAAACCGCTTTCGCTGATGGAAGTGGCACGAAGCAATAGAGAGGGGATGAACTTCGCAATTGCCACCGACACCCGTGTTTGGCAATCCTCGTTCATCTCCCCCCCTCCGCTTATCTTTGCGTTCAGACATATATCGAAAAGGTCAGCCTCCGACAAGTTAACGCCGAAGGTCTGAAACTTCTGTAATATATAATCGTTTACTGTCATGCGTTCATCTCACTCAAATCGAAGTTCACAATCAGGTTCGGGTTCGCAATCTGCGGAATCCATTCGGCTGTGTATTCCAGATAGCGACCATTGCCGTCCTTGTAACCTGAAATCAGCATATCGCCATCTGCCTGAGTGTAATTACGTCCCGGTACACCATCCACAGCTTCATAAGGAGTGTGGAAGCGCATATAACCGATTTTATCCTGCGGAAGCAGGGAAATACGACCATCTGCATAAATGGGGATATTCTTACCTGTTTGGTCTACCACATAATCTTCCTTGATTTCAATAGCCGGAAGTCCGATACCTGTAAAAATGGTAGAAGCCAGTTGCGAGGTGATAAGCCCGGTAGACATATACATTTCATTGCCTGTAAGCTGCATTTTGAACTTATCTCCAAATTCACTTGAACCGATAATATTCTTGACGAATGTGCCACGGCTCATAATCATTTTCGGGAATGTACCGTAGATAGCTCTCAATTCATTAAGTGTTTGCTGCAAGTACGTGATAAAATGGTCTTTATCTTCAGTGCCCGGTTTGATGAACTTGAAGGGTAAGTCGATGTTCAATAATTCAACACCTCCTGCGTTTTTGTCCTTATTCTTCACGCTTGCTGCTCCAGTCATCAACAGAGAGCCTACAATAATATCCATACGCTTGTGGGCTGCAAGAAGTACCTGACGATAATCGTCATAGATAAAATCCACGATTTCACGCATGGCTGCTTTCTGGTCTTCCGGTTTGGCGGCATTATACTTATCTATCAAGTCCTGCAAGTCAGACAAACGGTCGATTGAGATTTGATAGCGGTCACCCAAATAGGCAATCTCACCATATCCGGAACCGATATTCCTGCGTTCACGGATAGGCTTTTCGCCATAACGGGAGTTGATGGAACCAGCCATCACGCCAGTAACCTGACCGATGTAGTCTTTAAATACACGAGTAGTAGTCCTACGGAAGCTCAAATACTGCTGCCAATAAATTGTGTCCTTTCTTGTCTTGAGGACACGCTGAATCACTGCATTTACAATGTTCGGGTCATTAAACAATGTATGAATAGTTAGCATCATATATTAGTCCTCCTTTCTTTATTTTGCCATTATACCTGCGTTTTTCAACGCTGTCAATAATCCGTTAAAGTTTTCTACCGACACCGTACCAGATGCATCATTCACTTTGGCTGCCTGCTTTACACCTCCAAGAGCAGAAGGCGTAGCTGCTGTTAAAGTATACTTGTTAGCTTGTGCTGCAACCCCATCCAATTTGGCTTTATCTTCCTTACTCATCAAACCGTCCTGACTAGAAGAAGCCTTAGGAATAGATACGGCTTCTTTTTCTTGTTTGACATCCAAAGCGTTAAACTGGAAGTACGGCATATTCGCCTTGTCAATATCTGCGAAAGGCATTACCAGCTTGGTCGGTTCGATTTCAAACGCACGCATCAAAAGGGAAACCAATACTATGCCATCCTCTACCTGCTTCCTTTCATACAGAGCTGAATTTGCGATAACTTTGGGTGTTGTGCCGTCTGCGGCTGTCGCTTCGTAAAGAACTGTTCCAGCTTCTAGATTTTCTCCAAAGTCTGCCGCTAACGTCAGCTTATCAAAAGCTTTGTCAGCCTTGTCAATAGCGTTGATTGTCGCTCCATGCGCACCGTTACCCAAGTGCATACCTTTGTAAGCCAAAGAACGTTTCTTGATTTTCAATGTGGTATTGGAGCCTGTTGTAAACTTCTCATATACTTCCACACGGATAGCCACTTGGGATGTTTTCTTCACCAAGTCAGCTGCAATCGGTGTGAATGAGGGCAAGTACGAGCCGACAACGAGGTTGGTTGTGTCCAACTTATACGGACCTCTGCGTCTGCGTCCGGTTTCTACGTCGTAGCGTTCTTCCTGCTCAACTTCCGGTTCAAGATTATACTTAAATCCTGCTGCCATAAAATCACTGTTTTTGTTGTTCTACAATTTCTTTAGTGTCGTCTGCAATCATTTTCGCAAACGCCTGAGTTTCATTCTCCAGTTCTTTTTTTGCTGTATCTGGAGGAACTACACCCTTAAAGCCGTCATTTGCGAACTCCTGCTTCAAGTCCTTGAAGTATGCGTCCAAGTCCTCATCGTCCTTAATGGCGCATCGTTTGGCGTAGTTTTCGGGAATACCATACTCCTTTGCCTTTGCCAAAATCTGCTGGCTACGTGTTGCTTGAGCCTTTTCCGTTTCTAACTGTGTTAGCTTATCAGAAAGGTTCTTGTTGGAGTCAATTAAAGCTTGCGCCCATGCAGGCACATCGTCTTTATTCTCTTCCGTTTTGATGGTTGTGGTAGTCTCGATTGGCTTACCGTCTTTAAGGTTATGTTTCTTCTCGTAGTTGGAAACTGCGGTCTTGGAAGCATCCCCGGCACGGAAATCACCATAGGAGTTAAGCACGTCCGAAAAACTGATACCCTCAACAATTGAGTTTACCTTTGTCTCGTCCGTTACACCCTCTGCTTTTTTAGTAGCGATTCGGGTTAAGATAGCAGTGTCCACCCCAGTAAACTTCTGTTGCAGCCCTGCCAAAATTTGTTCTAAGATTGTCATACCGTATGAATTAAAATTTGAGATTCAATTTGCGGAAATAAAAATACTACCAATACAGATGACTGATAAATATTTAGGCTTCCCATTCACGACAATCAATCCATTGTCGTAAATACGGTATATAAAGTAGTCAGTAAGTGAATGAAAGGGGAATAATTGGAGTGGTAGAAAACCACAATCAGGTGATTGTGGGAAATGAGTATAAAAAAAGCGTGAAACTGAGTGAATCACGCCTTTTTTATGCTAGCAATCTTTAAATCTTAGTCCAATTATCTCTATTCTCTATAAAATTAGAAAACCCTTTTTTATATGCAACAAAATTATTATTAATTGAGTTGAACCAACTTTCATCCTCGTTTTTTTTATACAATCTTCTTATGAAGTAATCTATTTTCGTATACTCTGAAGAACCTTCAAACCTTTCAACGAATCCTATATATACAAGCCGAACTTTATTAAAGTCTACATTAGTTTGAATTATAGAATTAATATGTGGATCAGAAAACGAATACCCTATTGTTAGCAACTTATTGCAATCATTACAATCATTTGCAAAATTAGTAAATCCGATATTAAAAGGATTCATTAGACTTCTTTGAGTCTTAGTATACCCAACAATTATCGGGCTAAAAATTAAATTCTCACTCGGATTTCCGCCTTGAGCAGTTAAGGATTGCACCTCTCCAGTTATCGTAGATTTTACAACTCTATATTTATTCTCTACAAATTTAAAAGTCCAATAGATAGAGCCATGTAGGTAAAAGTAACTTAAATGAGAGTCTTTATTTCTTAAATAATCAGCTTTATAAACAATACTATAATCAGATAACAAATGTTCCCCCATATATATTTTACGCTTTGAAAGAATCTGAGGTATCATAGCGTCATAATTTGTGGTATATATTTTTACTGAATATTTCTTGTTCAATAAAGATTCAATAAATTCGTTCAATCTTTCATTTAGCAGTTTATACTCAGCAGCACAAGCTTTTTCATCATATCCCTTAATGAGTTGAATAACAATATCCACAAAATGTTTGTATATAGAATAAAAATGCCTCCTTTTCTCTAATTTATCAGATATCTCATTTAGTTTTTGCTGGATGGAGTCTATTAGGACATTAACAGCAGGAGTAAATGACGTATTATACGAATTCCTGTTTTCATTGGTTGACGCTATAACATAATTCATTATAGATTCCGATGCAGCAATCACTGTCTCGAAATTAACAGTGACTCCGTCCTCCTCTTCATAAAAAGATTTTAATGTATCAAATATAAATTTACCCCAAGTTGTATTACTATCATACATATATTCTTTATCTTCAATTATTCTATCAAGAATATCTTTGGAAAATGGAGCTCCCCATGCTACAGGAAAACCTGCACCTAGTAGTAATACTATTTTCTTTCTCTTTTTCATATTTGTATTTTGGATTAGAATCCCAACATTGCGGCCGGAGGTATATTCAGCACTCGACATAGCAACCTCGCAATTTTGAGGGTCGGTTCCGAACGTCCGGAGATATAGTCATTCACACGCGATGGACTTATTCCAATCTCACCAGCAAGTTGCTTTTGACTCATCCCTTTCTCTTCAAGGGATAGCTCTATCAATTCCGCAACAGTCGGTTTTTCTATCGGATAATGTTCTTTTTCGTATGCTATCACAATATCGGACATAACTGTAAGCTCCACCGCATTCTTATCATTTGAAGGCGTATTGTCATCAACCAATGGCAGAAGTTCCTCCACTCTCGCCAAAGCAAATTCATACTGTTCTTTCGTTACTTTATTCATACTTCTATCTCTTAAATGGTTGAACAATCTATCTTATCGTAATCTTTATGAGTACCAACCCAGCGAATGAAGACGTACCCAATTGTAAACTTAACAACGACAACCAACCGATAGTTGTTGCCTCTGATATTGAAAACGTAGTGTTGGTTGCCTACATAGTCAGCAGAAAGAAAATCCACTTTAATGTCTGATAGGTTCTTCCATTCAGCTTTTTCCACTATATCATACCAACGTTCTAAGGCTATGCGTGAATCTTCATAGCCTTTCGTCTCGTAGAACTCTTTCAATTTCTTATGTGATACAATCCTCATACCTCTTTTGTTTGATGCAAAAATATGAATTAATTTTGAATTATAAAATTTTTCCAGAGAATATATTCTATAATATAGAATTTAGCAATAAAAAAGCGGAACTAAATTAGCTCCGCTCAATAGTACGATAAGAACATGAAGTAATGAATTATCCTTTGGAGTTAGGAGACACTGCATTGTTATTCTTTGCCCCTTGTTCCTCCTTGATTTCTGCAAGCTCCTCTTCTATGCGACTTATGGTATAGGCTTTTGTCCTGCGCTTGTCAGTTTTTGATTTAATGCAGCTTTCATCTTAGCAGCTTTAGCAGCTTGAACAAAATACAAATCAAAAAGAAGTTCCAAAACGTCCAATAAGAACTCTGCTTCATTAGGTTCTACATCTAATATTTCACCAGAAACTTGGTCTTCCATTCCATGAGCAGCAATATTCCCAAAACCACGTATTATTTCCAAATTGTCGCTTATGTATGATGGAAGTTTATTAGTTGCTATTAGCTTATCAATCTCCGTTTTGAGATTCCTTTCTTTAATACCTTCTTTCAGACGGATAATATTTTGTAAACATCTACGGCTCAAGGCTGCACTTGCTTTAGGACTGAATGGAAGTACCAAACAGGCTTCATTATAATCTTCAGCAAACTTAGATTCAACTTCGGGGGCAGCAGGCATTCTACCGCTTCCTACAGGGAATAGTTGTTTAAAATTACAGGAAGGTTGTTCTTCTATAGATATTGTACCGTCTGAGTATTTATCAGCATTGTTTGCCTTTCCCAAAAGTACAATAGGCTTATCACATTCACTATTTGGACATCTCATATAGAATAGACTATAAAAAGTATTTCCATATTTTCCTATGTATTTTTCTGCGAAATTTACATTTACTTCTACCTGACAATGTGGACATTTCATATCTTTAATATTTTATTTGTTACAATTTTCCAGCTAAATCCCTCACATCCTCCGCAGACTTTACTTCATGCACGGTATCGCCTACTTTTACGAAGCCTACTATATCTCCAGTGTTTGACTTTTCAAATAGTTCAGTTACTGGAACACCCAAAGCATCAGCTATTTTTTCTAATGTACCAATAGTAGGGTTTCCTCCCAACATTTTAGAAAGGCTCGCTTGAGCCACACCTATTTTAGATGCTACTTCCGCAAGAGTAACACCTTTCTCTTTGCATACTTCCTTCACTCGTAAATCCATATATAATATATTATAAGTTTGATTTCAGGCGCAAATATACACATTATATATTATAATCTAATTTCGCCTTATAAAAATATATCGTATTATATTTTATTAACAGTGATATTATTGTCAATTATATAATATAGTCTATATTTGCATGCATAAAAATAGAATATATTATATAACACATAAAATATAAGAGTATGAGCACAAAATTTAAAAGTCAGATGAAAGAAGTGATGCAAATGGCATGGTCTTTTGTTCGCAAGAACGGTTATTCAATGAGTGAAGCGTTGAAATGCGCATGGGCTAATTTGAAGCTGAAAGCGGCTTTGAAAGTGAAGATAGTAGAGTTCTACTTCAAAAAAACCGATGGTTCGTTACGCCAAGCCTTTGGCACTCTCAAAGAGAATCTTATCGGTGAGGTGAAAGGTACAGGCAGAAAGCCGAATGACAATCTGCAAGTGTACTGGGACACTGAAAAAGAAGAGTATAGATGTTTCAAGAAGTGCAACCTTATAAAGATAGCATAACTATGAAAACTACATTTTTAAGTGAAGAAGCACAGGTGTTGATAACAGGGCTTAGAGGTGAAGACAACGATACAATAACTTTTAAAGCTGCAATATGTGATGCGATGTCTACTATAATGTATATGCGCCAAGTGTACGCTAAAACAGAGAAAGAAAAAGGGATGCTGCTTGATGCTATTGATACATTGACCAATTATAATGAATTGATAACCGCATTATCAAAAGAGAATTAGCACATAAAGAGTTAGCAATAAACAAATAAGATAAAAATATGAAAGAGAAAGAATTTGGAAATATTTATTCATTAGGCGAAGATTTAGATGAAAGGTTCGCGTGGTGTGTACAGCTCATTGATAATGAGCTGTGTATTGCTATTCATTGCACTACACAATCAGGACACTCTCCTTTTAATAATAAAAGTTTTATTGCAGCAATACCAATAAAAAGACTTACTGAGTGCTTGCAGTACTTGTTTGAATCTTTAAATGGTTAATGTTACACGATTATCCAGAAAGGCAGTCTTCGCACGACTTTAAAGGCTGCCTTTATTATTCACTCTTAAATGAAATAAGTATGGACGAAATTTGGAAAGACATTGAAGGGTACGAAGACGATTATCAAGTATCAAATTTAGGTAGGGTAAAATCCTTGCCAAAGAAATGCTGGAACGGTAAAGGATATTGGTTTAGAGATGGACGCATTTTAATACCCATAAAAAGCAAAAAGGGGTATTTGAATGTATGGTGCAGAAAGCGCATATTTAAAGTTCATCGCTTGGTCGCAAATGCTTTTATACCTAATCCGCAAAACCTACCACAAGTAAACCACATAGACGGTGATAAAACCAATAATTGCGTTACTAATCTTGAATGGGTTACTGATGGTGAAAACTTACTACACGCATATAGGGTTCTTGGTAGAAAGCAAAAGACTGGCAAAAACCACCATAATTCACGAGCTGTTCTACAATTAAAAGACGGCAAAATTATAAATTCATTTGATAGTTTGAATGAAGCGACACGCGCAACTGGTGCGCACCATTCGGGCATTTCAATGTGCTGTAATGGGAAAATAAAGAAGCACAAGGGCTATCAATGGAGATACAAAGAGGAGTGATTTCACTCCCCTTTCTTTATGCTTTGTTTCTGCATTTCAGCGTTTCTTTTTTCTTCTTGTTCTTCTTTTATCTCTGCGATTTCTTCTTCGATGCGGTCAATATTTCCAGCGAACATTACTCCATGTCGTTGCGACCATACACCACCCGATACAGCTTTTACAGCTACATTGACTTTATCTTCTAAATTGTCAAGGCGATACGGAACAACTTCTGTACTAATATCTATCGTTTCAGATGCTTTGTTAAATTCAGATGGATTTATAGAGCCTAAAGCAGAGACTATGAAGTTCACACGCCTTTGCAAGAACTCACCTATCACCTCGGCATGATTTTGAACTTGCAAATGTGTCGAAAGAAACACGTAATCGAAAGCCACTCCGGACAAGGCATTTCCAGCACCGCTCAACTTTTCAAAACTGATTTGTGGTGTATTCGTCATAGAATATGCTTTCTCAAAGAGGGTTTCTACCTCAAATTTTACGGTATCATTTGCTTGGTTCCACGTCAGATACTGGGCATCCGCACCTTCACCTGTAAGTTTGACCATTCTATCCTTAACCTTACCCATGAAACCCTCTACATCACCAATTAGCTTCAATAGTGGGAAGAAATGGTAGTCTATACAATCAGCATAATTGGATAATAGTTTCTCCAACCGGACCCGGAAGGTCTTTATCTTCTTGCAATAAGGTTCGGGGCGGTAGGCATAAAGAACTGGTAACTTTCCGAAGCCATGAGCAAAAGGAGTTCTTTCTTCATACCCTTTAGACAAATCCCATTGATAAACCATTTTGTCCGTAATAGTCATAAAGCAGATGACTTCCGAATCATCCATGAGCTTCTTCTTGTACTCACGTGAGAAAGCAATCATTTTACCTTCATCGTTAAAGAACGGGTATAGCTTATCACCTCTGAATGGAGACCATAACACGCTTTTCAGTTTCTTGGTGGGCTTGACCTTCCCCCCGAAAGAAGTCTTTATTTTCTTCCAAAACTTTGCCCAAAACGAATCATCATCGGTAACATACCAATATTCTGCCGCTTCCTGTTCGGAGAGCCAGGCACGGACAATCTTCTTGTTTTGATATTTGATTTTATTAGACTTGAATACAGCCTTTACCGCATCCAGCAGTTTTTTTTCATCATCATCGGTTGGAGTGCAATCCATAGACGGTTCTGTGCCGACCGTGAAAGCTGTTTGAATGTTCACTATATCCTGTTCCAATGGAATGGAGATACGGTTCACCGGTTCAGTCTTATACTTTGCTTCGATTTCATAAGTCTTACCCGTTTTTTCATCGAAGTGTTTCTCAGCTTCTTTTCCAAGAACCTTTCTATCCGGATACTTTTTTTTGTCAACCATGATTTCATGTCGTTCGGGATTCCAATCATCCCAAAGTTTACAACGGTCGGGAAGCTCGGTCTTTCTGCCTTTCTTCAGGTAGCTTATCTTTTGTCCAATGTCGGGCAATGCTAATATTTCTTCGAGTGTCATACGCTATATTATAAATTTCTTATTGCTTCCTCCTTAGACTGATAGAACATAGGAATATTATGAAACCTATCATACCAATCTCTAAATTGCCATTTTGACCACCAATGCCTCTTGATTTGAATAGCCCATCCAAAGACAGGTTCTCCACAAATACAGCCAAAGTGAAACTTCATTATTTTCAATTCCATACAATTTATTTTTAGTGTGTGAATATTCCTGTTAAATCTTTCGGCTTCTGAATCTTACCTAGCAGCTCACCCAATACATAGTAACGGACTGCATCGATTCCGTGATTGTCGTGGTCTTCCGGCTCGTTAATATAGTTTCCGTCTTTATCCTTTGCCCATACATATTTTCTGTACTCTCTTTGTAAGTTATACGAACGTTTAGTGATATACATTTCCATGCCTTGCATCTTGTCAAGACCTGCGTTTACAGAGCCAGCCCCCTTTTCTACAGCATATATCTTAACACCTCCGTTGTGTATCTCTTGAATCAAACGAGGGTCAGCACTGTCGGCAATGACTTTCAAGCCCCAAGGTCTGAGAGATTTAATAATGTCGGAAGAAAGTAAACCGGTCCGGTAATCTATCTCATCCAAATAAAGGGCATTATCAACGATGCCGCATCGAATAGAAGCGGACGGATCGTGTGTATAACCGAAGTCTTGCCCGATAGCCACCTTCTTTGCCCAAGCAGGAAACTCATCGACAATACCCCACTTCTTGAACACAGCACCTTCCGCAACATCAGCCCAGCGACCTATAACGACATGAGCGTATTTCTCCGGGTTGTTCACCTTCATATCCTCGACCTCTTTCAAGAACTCCGGCGAAAGGTTCTCCAAGTTATCAAGATAGGTAGTATGAATGTGAAGCACATTCGGATGTGTGGAAATCTGTACCTGCACTCCGTCAATCTCTACCAGCTTGTGAGTGTTCTCAATATATTTCTTGTAGATGAAGTGATTGGAATCGCAGGGATTCATTATGATAATAATCCGGTTCTGAATCCCTTTCTTACGGATGGAGAGCATTATCTTATCAAACTCTTCTTCATTCGTCCATTCCTCCGCTTCATCACAGACGAAAGTAGTGATGCCTTGAATGGATTTCAGCTTTGCCGTCTGATTCCCCGAAGAAGTCTTGATACCCCGGAACATGATACGGCTCTTAGTCATCTTGTTGACTATATCCGTTTTGGTAGTCTTGAAATACTTGGTCGTTCCATCCAGCTCTATCTTCTCCATCATTTCAGGAATAATGGACATGCCAGCGGAGACCATCGTGTAACGTGTGTAGAGAATCTGATGAACTATCTTCTCTACAGGAGTAAGTTCAAAGGTCAGCCGTTCAATAAAGGTGGAAGCATTGAAAGATTTTCCCGAACCACGTCCACCAGTGATAAGAATTATAAATTTTTCCTTATCCTCGTATAATGGATGGTAAATTTCTTGAGGAACAATCATTTCAATTTATCTTTAATCCATGAATCAATAGAAATACCGTGGTCAATATCAGTTGGAATATCGGCATCTTCATCCTGTTTACGCTCAACCTTTCTCCAGTCTTCATCATGATGGTATAACCAAACGGACATCGCTTGCAGATTCGGTGCCAGTTCACTTTCGCTTACTTGCAATTCTTCTTCACCGGTCAAATTGCCTTCCATGTCACGCAGCTTTTTTACCACAGTGCTTTTCGTTTTAATCCCACCAAGAGCCATAGCAAGGAACTTAGCCCTTACCGTTGCGTTGATTGTCGCACGCCCACGCGCTAAGACTTGAGATAATTTAGGATACTCATTCTTCTTTATGCAAAAAGTCTCTGGTGCTATATCAAGAGCGAAGGCAATTTCCTTGTCAGTGAATCCCTTTTTGGCATACGATTCTACGAGAGAAAGAAAGTCTACGCTTGTATAATCAAACTTAGGCTTTCTTCCTCCCTTACCTTTTCTATTTTGAGATTCACTATTGCTCATATCAATCTACCCGTTCTACTTGTTCATCGAAAACTTCTCCCTTTATGAACTTCATATTCGGTCCATAGCCGAACCGTTCACAGAAAGCTGCTTTTGCTTCATATGTGTCGAAAGAAAGCATCACATAGGCATCCATATCCTCGGCTGTCTTCTGTGCGTTCTCCTTTACCTGCTGCTTGACTTCTTTCATGTGGGCAACCTTTTCTGCACGCTCTAATTGCTTGGCGGCTTTCTCGGCTTCTTTCTGTTCGGTCATAGGTGACATCATATCGGAGAGAGCTTCTGCAATGGAGTTTTCCGCTTCGGTCTGCAACAGATAATCAACGCCAATCATGTTTAGATCGGCATCGGTCAGACCTGCGTCTTTCCAATCAATATCGGGAACAAGCTGTGCAAGGGCATCAAAATCCCATGTACCTTGCGCATTTGGATTGTTCATTAAAATATTTAGTTCCTTCTCCTGCTTTTCGTCCACATCTATGACATCAACACGAATGCGATAGTCATTATCCGGGTATTTCTGCAAATCATCCATGACGGATAAACGCTGATGCCCGCTGACAACGGTCAATCCTGTACGCTTGTTCACGACAATTCCACCGACTAAACCAAACTTCTTAATACCACGCTTTAAGGTCTTACGTGATTCCTCTGATAGCTTTCTCGGATTATAATCAGCGAAGTGAATAGCAGAACGGTTAAGTTCCACCGATTCACTCTTGATATATTTACTTAGTTCCATGCCTATTGCTTTTGTTTATGTTCCCAAAGGATTCTTTCAGCCATCGGGAAAACTTTGTAAATTCTCTGTAAATCCTGTGGATAATTCTTCTCCATCCAAAGCATACAATCAAGATTGAAGCCTACTCCCGAACTGGCTTTCAATGAATATCTAACTGGTTCGGGTAAGTTATGCTGCTTCATGCAAGCAAGGATATCCTTTTGCGTCCAATCAGCCAAAGGATAAACCATACCGTTATTCTCGTAACCGTTTACCTCATACCCTTTCAGCATAAGCCTGCGGTTCATACCATCAGCCTTTTTCATACCTAAGAACGTGTAATAAATTCTGTGAGTAAGCTGCATAGCCTTTACCACATCAGCCAGCTTCAACAGTTTCACTTTCGGATTAGGCACACAATACATACCACCACGGAGGATGTAAGTGAGGTTCCAATGTGGTACTTGCACAAATTCTATCTTCGGATACTTAGCTTTAGTCCAGTTTATCCAACGGTTAATGTGTTCCAAGTCCTTGACGAAGTACATGAACACACAAACAATCCGGTCAAACTTCGGATAGATTAAATCAAGTAGAACAAGCGAATCTTTCCCAAGTGATAAAAATAGCAAAGCCTCATTCGATTTTACCCGAATGAGGTCTATATACCGGTTCGCTCGTTCTACCTTGTTCATAGGTTTTAGCCACCGTTTAATCCCATTGAAACACGTAAATCAGCGTAACGCTGCCTACGTGAACCTAACTGTGTGGCACTTGCTGTACCTCTACGATTGGCAACCAATCTACCACCTGCCCCTGCACCATTCATATTTCTGCGAGGCCCGGCTACTCTGTTAATTCTTCTTGCGACTCTGCTTTCTAATTTTAAAAGTTAAACAAATCAATCTATATGTTTCTCTAATATCTTACCCAAAGTATAATCCATTTGTGCGGCAAGATATTCTTCGCCTTGATGTTCGTAAACAATATCATTACCGTTTTCATCTGTGAGAATTACTGCTTCTGCGTTCTTTACCTCTACAATGATATAAGGACGCTTGCCCGTATATGCACCTGTCAGAAGCTTGATGGCATCATACTTGATAGGCTTTAATTCAGCCTCTCCTTCTTCAGGTAGTTCTGCATCAGCCGGATATTCTTTGCCACCACAGAGGTAAGTGATATACTTCTTAGCGTTAGTTGGTCTGATTTCACGGTATTCGTGAGTTTTCTTGCCTGCTAAGATTTCATCGAAATACTTCTGTTTAATCGAGAGTGTTAAAATATTCATAATCGTGCCATTTTTAATTGAATAACTAAGTAGTTGCGGGTAACGGATTCGAACCGCTGACCTTCACCAAGTCAAAGTGACGAGCTGACCACTGCTCTAACCCGCGATAGCGCCACTAAGGTACAACCATAACCAAAGACACAGAAACATCTTCAATCGTTATTTATGACAATCGATTTATTGTCGTAAACTAAGCCATTTATCCCGTTTTTCTCTGCACGCCTCTAAAGTAGGCGCACAACAAGAAAACAACCCACCATCTTTTGTAAGGTAGTCGTACTGGTACATTCTCACTCTCTTACCTCTCAACTTTGTTGTGTAGGTAGTGTAATTCTCTTTACCGGGTTGGCATACACTGCAACCGTTTTTGTTTATTGAGTTCATAAGCTATTTATTAAGTCCACGTACTTTTTTCAAATATTCGGTAAATTCTAACAATTCATAGAACATTCGCTTCTTCTCTATGTATTTAAGACCTTTTCGTCTAAGACCTCGCTTGTTTCTGGATACGCACATTTGACAACCCATAACACCAACATAGATATAAGATAAATGATGTCTTTTAGATTGTTTTAAGGCCCACCGAATTGATTCACGGTAATATCTGTAACTATCATTCTGGACACCCTCATAACCTTTACTCATTATGAAGTGCCCTATTTCGTTCGCTTCTTCTTCTGAATAGCAGATTGTAAATATATTATTCATTGCTTCTTTGCTTTACTTGTTCAACTAAAAATCTTTTAAACTCAGACTTATATTCATTGAATATTATCTTGTATTGCCGCCCTAATTTAGGTAGCTGCTCATAGCCCTTACCGTGCAAGAACTTGGCAACCAACTCTATCTTTTGGCGGTTGTCGAAGCCTCTATCTTTGCACATGTTGGTAATACATACATTCGCCTTGCTTGATGGTTTCTTTCCAAAAGATGGTACATACCCACGCGCCTCACGTACATAAGTTCTTGGATAGCCTACGGCATCACCTAAATACTCACCGGTGATGCAATCAAATTCACCACTAATTAAACTATCTGCTATTTCACCCATAATAATCAATATTTAATGTTTCACATTCAATCTTTCTTCACTCGTATAAGCCACTACAAGCCCAGTTTCATCATGCCGTATCGTGACATACTTCTCGCTCCTCTCTATAGTAGAGAAGTTATAAGGGGTTACCAGCTTGCCAAACACTTTGCCTAGTTGCTTCGTCAATGGGGCTTCGGGGCTGATAACTAAAACTAAATCTGCTTTCATTTTTGATTTTTCCATATATTGTAGTCCGAACGAGATTCAAAACACATAAACCCACCATAAACCTTAGCAATTACAGAAGGACTAAATGGACATTCTTTGATTGCCCTATACCTTGTTTCTACTTGTGCAAAATATATTCTCATAATCTGTCGTATGTATTAGGATAATTACGCTTGAAATACTCTCTGTCAATCCAAAAATCAAGAAACATCTTTCTATCAGCTTGATGAAAGCGTTCTTGTACTGTTACACGGATTTTCTTGTCATATTTGGCATATAGTTTACAAATCACATAACCAGCTTCTAATGCCGATTTTAATGTTCTTGGTGTACTCATAATCATTTGTATTATGGTAGCCAGAAAGCTACAGAATTAATATCATAATAACTTTTTCAACTTTCTAACTGCCTCTGCTTTCGATTTAGCCCATACAGCAGGATTTATATCGCCATCTTCGTTTATAATTTCAGCGGCAAGATACCAATATTCAATGCTGTCTTTGTAACCTTCGTCTTTTACATATTTTCTTGCTTCTTTCATTGTATCGAACTCGGCTATAATATTTTTATGTTTACCATAACATACGGCAATTGTAACTACTATGTTGCCTATTATAGATTCCTTTTCGGTACTAATCAGTTCTCCATTCTGCTCAATCCATAACATTGCATCTTGACCATTCCAAGAAAAATCAAACGCTTTGTTTATGGGGTTATACCTGCCCTCTAAAATCGTTCCTTCTTTCAATCCTCGAATTTCAGCCAAACACCAATATCCAAAATCTGTGATAATCTTTACCCGCGCTTTTGCTTTGATCGATTTATTCATATTGATTCTGCGTTATGCAGGGCTTTCGCCCTGCTGGTTAATTATTTAATATCGTAATCTCTTTGTTGCCTATCTCTGTATCTACATTCAAAACCTCATATTTTTGAGCCTTGTAGTTGTAAACGACCTCACAAGTATTGAAACCTCTACCATCTTCTCTTTGGTCACATACAGTATCTATATGCTGATACATTTTATTGCCTAACATGAAGTTTATTTTGCCTAATGTACAGAAGTAGAATGCTACTGCATACTTCAATGTATTCTTTTCATCAATCTTCTTTGTTGCCATGATCGTATATGTTTTATTTGTTATTACTTCGTTTCTGATGATGCAAAGATAAAGCAAACTTTATTAAAGGCAACACTTTTGATATAGTTTTCTTTATCAATTAAGAATAATTAATAAATCAAACTTTATCAATATTAGGTTATACGATAAAGTTTGCATTACTTTGCGGAGTAATCAAAATAAAGTATAGTTTATGGATTTACGAATAAAAGAAATAATGAATGAGCGTAATGTTACTTCTGCGTGGCTCGCTGAACAAGTTGGTATTTCAAAGGTCGCTGTCAGCAATATTGTAACAGGTAAATCATCGCCTTCTTTGGATAATCTCATAAAGATAGCCGGTGTTCTTAATATATCTATCACTGAATTGATAGGGGAAGAAAAAGAGGAAAGCACTATCACCTGCCCTCACTGTGGGAAGAAAATTAAAATAGAGAAAGGAGAATAGATATGAAAAAGAAGTTTGTAATCAGAAAAATTATGATTGGCAGAGAATCCTTGTATTTGTATAAAGGAGAGTATGGAAATACATTTGGCTATGGCATCAACCAAGTTTATGAAATTAAACAATTTGATACCAAAGAAGAAGCTGAAAGTATTATTTCTCAATTAGGTGATGGAATGTACGAAATAGTAGAAGTGTACATAAAATAAGCCGGAGCTAAACTCCGGCTTTCAACCTTTTCATCATTTCCCCATATATCCAATCCACATCCTGCCGGAAATACTTATACAACTGATAAGAAAAAACAAGATTATTACGGTTATCGGATATGGCCGTCTGCGCACTAACGCCTAAGACCTCCGCTAATTTATTCCGAAGACCGTTTTTCATCTTCCCGCCGGCGAGAGTGCTTGGAGAGTACAAAAACAGGATGATAAAAATAAATTTCTTTCTTTGGGTAACATTCCCCAACCTAAACATTTCCTTTTGAGAAATAATCTCTTGGAACCACCCATATAACGTTTCTATCATATTAAGGTCGGTCAATGTAGGTTCTGTTAATTCCTTCTCTCTTTCTGACAACTTTGATTTCTGCTCTCTGATGGATTTTATTTCCGCAATTTCTGAAAACATGGCACGATTATTTAAAAGTAAATATTTATATTTGCACTAAATAATCGTGTGGAGAGGTGACGTTACTGGTTGTTCGGGGCGTTGCCTCTTGTGTTTTTAGAATGGAAGATCATCTTTTGGTTGCTCAGGTTGATAGAGTGCCGATTGTGGACTGGCTTCTTGCTGAGCAGGTCTACTTCCCAATAATTCCAGCTTATCAACAAATATTTCTGTCACATACCGCTTTGATCCCATTCTATCCTCATACAGCCGGGTCTTGATCTTACCCTCGATATAGATTTGAGAACCCTTCCTAACATACTTTTCTACGACCTCGGCCAGACCTTTCCAAAAGACAAGGTTATGCCATTCCGTGCGGTCCGGAACTTGGGTCCCGTTTTGAAGGGTATAACCCTTCTCCGTGGTAGCAAGCGATAGATTGGCGACCTTTGTCCCGGCAACATCTTTCACTTCAGGATCCTTGCCGGTATAACCGAGAAGGATTACTTTATTTACGCTCATAATTATACTATTTGATTATATTTTTCTGCTATTATCCTGAATCTTTCCGGATCGATCAACTTTGTAACAAATGCATTGAAAGCCTCTGTTGCTCTTTCAGTGTTACCTAAAGTATCACTGTTACCTGACATAGATACCGCCAGTTTTATATCCTCTCTCATAATATTTATTTCTTCTTAAACATGATCCTTCCCATGAAGGCTCGGTTAATACTATTCCCCAAGATCGGGTATAGGCATCCAATGGGTAACACAAATTTTATAGGAAATCGCATTTGAAAACCCCTAAATCTTCAGTTTAGGGGATGAAAAATGCGGGATAGCGGAGCTATCCTTGGTTTTCAATATATCTTCTGATAGTCTCATGACTGACATTCCCGACTGATGACACAAAGTAGCCATCAGTCCAAAAGGTATTCTCTCTGTAAAACATATGCCTGAGGTAGTTCTCATGCCTTTTCCAAATGGCAGTTGTAGACATTTGCTTGAGCCTTCTAACAATTTGCAGCGGCGAGAGTTTGGGTTCGCTGCGTATCATCATGTGTATATGGTCCTTGTCGGTTTCCATAACTTCAATGTCAAAGTCGGACAAGTCTGATATGTGCTGCATGATTTGCTTCATGTCATATTCCACTGCCCCGACAAGCAGCTTTTTCCTGTATTTGCACACGAATATCACATGGTACTTGATGAGAAACTTCGAGTGATTTTTTGAAATGTATTCTTTCTGTATCATGGTCTCGTTTTAAATCATTAAATTTGCCGTATGTTGAGAGCATACAAATATAGAATCTATCCGACCGATGAACAGAAAGTTTTGTTCGCAAAGACTTTCGGTTGCTGTCGTTTTGTCTATAATTGGGCATTGAACCTTAAAATCACGGCATACAAGGAACGTAAGGAAACACTTGGCAACGTGTATCTGACCAATCTGATGAAAAGTGAGTTGAAAGCGGAACACGAGTGGCTCTCCGAGGTCAATTCCCAGTCCTTGCAGAGCGCGTTGCGCAATCTCGACACTGCCTATACCAACTTTTTCCGCAACACAACGGCGGTCGGCTTTCCACGTTTCAAGTCACGAAAGGACAGACAGAGTTTCCTTTGTCCGCAGCATTGCCGTGTAGATTTTACCGATGGTACGATTACCGTCCCCAAGGCAAAGGATATTCCGGCCGTGCTGCATCGCAAATTCAAGGGAACGGTAAAAACCGTTACGGTCAGCATGACTCCTTCCGGAAAATATTATGCCTCGGTGTTGGTGGACACTTCCATGCAGGAAATACAACCTCTTGAACCCGTACTTAGGACATCATTGGGAATAGACCTCGGCATCAAGTCCCTTGCGGTATGCTCCGATGGTCGCACCTTTGAAAATCCGAAGAACTTGCAGAAAAATCTTGACCGTCTTGCCGTGCTTCAGAAACGTCTGAGCCGCAAGCGGAAAGGCTCTGAAAACCGCAACAAGGCCCGTGTGAAAGTAGCGCGGTTACAAGAGCGCATTGCCAACTGCCGTAGAGATAACCTCCACAAAATCACCCATGCGCTCACGCACGACAACCAAGTGCGTACCATCTGCATGGAGGACTTGAACGTGAAGGGAATGCAACGTAACCATCATTTGGCCGGATCCGTAGGGGACGCGTCTTTCGGGATGTTCCTCACGTTGCTTGAATACAAGTGCAGGTGGTATGGCGTGAACCTTGTCAAGATAGACCGTTTCGCTCCAAGCTCGAAAACTTGCCGCAAATGTGGCTGCGTGTACAAAGGATTGAAACTTAGCGAGCGCAGTTGGACTTGCCCGGAATGTGGCGCACATCACGACCGGGACTTCAACGCAGCCTGCAATATCAAAGAATTTGGCTTGAAAGCCCTACCCACGGAGCGTGGGAAAGTCAAGCCTGTGGACTGTCCTCTTGTGGATGACCGACCTCGTGTCCTAAAAAGCAACGGCAGGAAGAAGCAGGAAAAGAGAGGAGGTATTGGTATCTCCGAAGCCGCTAAGTCTTTAGCTTAGCGGTAGTTCACTCGTGCAAATTTGATTCATATTATAATTCGTTGTTAAAATATTCCTTACATTTAAAACTTTTTCTCGGAGGGGATGGTTACCTAGCTTGGATAACTACCGCATAGTGCAATATCTTTGTTCATGGTTACCAGTCCTCCAAATCTTCCCTTGTATAGGAATCGTTTGTGTCATCTTCATCGATATAACTATCACAATAGTCCAATAGGTTGTACGAATTCTTACTGTGTAGGCACTCGTTCCTGAGCGCACAATTCATACAGCACCATTCATCGCTTATTCTCATCATCTTACCCCTCCTGTATTATGACATCCCCATCCTTATCCGTGAACACTTCCACTAAATCGTAGTAATATTGATCGTCGGACGTGCGTATCATTACCTCCGCTTCCGGGTCTTGCTCTTGGAGAAGAGCAATCAATTCTTTATTTCTCATTGTTTACCTCCTTTTTATCCATATCCTTCAAATCAATCAAGAAAGCGGCGATAGAGGATGCGTAATAGAGAGCCTTTTCTCTATCTTCTTTCGTGCGAAACAGATTGTCCTTGGCCGTATCTCTCCAGAGAGAGAGCTGACCTTCCCATTTGTCGATTAGTTGTTGGTATGTCATTCCTTGCCTCCTTTCAGTAATTCCGGGTTGTCGTAGATATTGCCTATCACAAATAATTCCCCTGCTAAGAATCCAAGAGGTGTAATATACACGAGGTCTTTGTTTTTCAACCACCAAGCACCTCGTTCGTTATTCCAGCATACACTATAGTTACGTAGTCCATTGTTCAACGTATCCCCTTCAAAGATTTCCTTGCCATCCTTGTCAAAAAGTCCGGTAAACTGGCCTACTGTTCTATCATCGACCGGGTATCCTGAAATTGTAATCCTATCATATAGTTCTGTACTAGAAAGACCTTTATCTTGTTTAAGATCACCAAATACCCATACAGAGTCACCGACTCGTTTTCCCCTAAATTTTATTATTCTCATATCAAAACAATGTTTTCTCAATCTCGTAATTGTAAACCAAAACCTCCGTACTCTCCCTTATCCGAGAGTGAACGGCCGTATGAGTGGTGACTTTTACTTCCTTATGGTTCCATTTGTTTTCATTGACAAAGGAGCGTAAGGTGTCAGTCCAGTAATTGCTGAGAATGAATTTACCATTGATCCTAGACAAAAGATCTAGCAGATCCGCAAGGTCATTCTCCCCATAACCATAATAATGACCTTGAACCGCCCCGGGATAAGGAGGATCAAGATAAAATAACGTATCAACGCTATCCCTGTTCTTGATAACTTTCAACGCGTCCCTACAGGAAATCTGCACCTCTGATAGGCGATCGTACAATTTCTCGTTGAACTCCTCACGCTTATTCCTGAAAACCTTCCCGAAGTGTGTCCCGGCGGTACCGTTACAGAATTTCCATCCTCCATACAAGCTGCCGGCGTGGCACTCATTTGCCATGATCCATACGGCCCAAGCCTTGTCTACATCCGAGACCTCAGATCGTCCTCGATAAATGTTCCTAGCCCTAATGTAGTCAGACTCGGAGTGTAGCGATAACCGGATTCTCTCACGTAACTCCTTAAATTTGGAAGATTGGCAAACCTTGAAAAAGTTTATCAACAAGTCGTTCTTGTCATTGATCACTTCTATGCCTGCTTTAGGCTTCGCAAAAAATACCGCTCCTCCTCCAAAGAATGGCTCGCAATATATCTTATGCCTAGGCATCATTGATACAATGCGTTCGGACAAGTTTTGCTTGCCTCCATAATATGTGATTGGTGTTCTCATGCCACTAATGATTTTAATTCGATTAACTTTCTTGCCAAAGCCTCACATAAAGCTTTAGCCATGCCGACTTCGACGGCGTTTCCGATATATTTCTTTTGCTCCGCTTGCGTACCGATCAACTTGTAGTTCTCCGGGAATCCCATGATCCGTTTCAACTCGGGAATCTTGAGCATTCGCATCATGATATCCACTATCTGATACATGGCCATGAACTCCTTTATCTTGACTATGATCGGGATATCTGTTTCGTAAATCTCAATATAAATATTACCGGCATCATCCATCTTTACAAAGTCAGGCACAGCATCAAGATTGGATACAGTCTTGGGACTAACCAAGTGAGGTGGTCGCTTGTCCATTCGGGCAATCAATGTAAAACAAGGGTTATCGATCGAACTTCCCGAAGATGCAAATTGTGGATTCATCAGGTAGTGCCATTTCCGATTAGCTGTTATTACCGGAGCTGGCTCATTGACTCCGCTACCGACATTGTTGAAATTGGTATTCATCACCCACGGACGACAGCTCACCAGATTATATTTGGGATTGGCTGTTATCGCCCCTAATGGGCGGTCGGTTCCGGTCGGTTTGCTTTGCCCGAATTGCTGATCCATGAACTGGCATGAGACTAGCCGCTGTTTAGGGTTCGCCAATATAGCCGGAGCGGGATGGTTGATATCGGAATGCTGACCACCGCCGGAATAGTAGTTCATGATGAACGGAGTTACAAGCGATAACCGGTCTTTCGTTAGTAATGTCGGGCATGGGGCATGAATATCCTTGCCAGCATCCTTGAAATTGTACGAACAAAGGAACCTCGTGCTTACCAGCGAATGATTATCCTTGCACTTGATCGTATGCGCCGGCCCCGTGATAGGGATATTCTTACTGTCCGGGTGTCCACTATAGTACTTTGATAGAAATCGGCAGCCAACCTTAGCGAATCTGTTGTTTGTAGTGAGTACACCACAAGGCTCATCTAATGACTTGCATGTATCTTTAGGTCTAACAGTGTTATATCTTGAGAGAAATGCATCTTTACCTCCTCCAACAAAACGCACAAGTCCGGCATAGACCCGCTCGAACGTTTTCGGGGAAAGAGGCTTTTTCCGTGTGAATATACTCGTCCCCTCGTCTTCTAGGTCTAGAACGTCTTTAACAGGTTTCCACTTTTGTAGATGGCCGAATAAGGTTTGTTCACCATCTTTGCAATGCGTAGGCTCCGGCCAGACAATCGGCATATCCTTTTTAGCGAACTGTCCAAAGAAACGTTTTCGAGAAGTGTAAGCACCAAAGTCGGCAGCGTTCAATATCCGGTGGTCGAAATCATAGACTTTATCTAATAGGTTTCCCCTTCGGAAAGTATCAAATAACTCATCGTGTCTTTCTTGCTGATACCCACGACATGGCAAATATCCATATTGTACCCGTTCTATCCAACGTAAATACAACCGGCCTTTGTCTTTCGATATCGGTTTCCCATTTTCATCCAAGTCTCCCCAGCACATAAATTCTTCCACATTCTCAATCTGTATCAAGTCCGGATTGATCTCTTCGATGTACCGGAAAAGATGATCGGCTAATGTCCGGCTATCCGGATCTCTCGCCTGTCCTCCCTTTGCTTTGGAGAAGTTAGTACATTCCAATGAGGCCCATAGCACAAACCTCGCATTGGGATTCCGGAACTTGATCTTCTTGATCAGATTAACGATCGGTGCCAAATCAAGCGTACGCATATCCTCCGTGAAATGGAGGGCGTAAGGATGGTTAGCCATGTGGCTGGCGATAGCGTTCTTATCGTGGTTGACGCAGGCTATAACCTTCGCAATAGAACCACTTCCTATATTCGCCTGTTCCACGCCGGTGGACGTTCCACCGGCCCCACAAAACAGGTCAATATAGTAAAGATCCACGTTATCCTTCTTATGCAATTCCGCAAGGTGATGCAAGAGAATGATCGTCTTGAATAATGCTTCAGTATGTGTCATGACCTGTCAATCTTTATGAAGATCACGCTTTCTCCATCTGGCCTCTTGTGCGCCATGCAAGCGCTGGAGTACCTGCACTCTTCTATACCTCCTCCATCATCACGAAAGGAGCATCCTACACAAACGTTTCCTTTAGTATTTCCTTGCGGTAGAAACTCTATCGCAGCATAATATAATCTACCGATCTTGACCAAATGGCCCAAAGGGACATCCCTTAATTCGTTTACTTTTTCCATTGCTTTTTTGATTTTTCTTCCATTTTTGATATTCATCCCAAGTTAGTCCGATGCTTTCCTTCGCTTGGACACGAGGACGAAAAGCATCAGCTGCCTTAATAGCCTCGTTTTGCGCCTGAGTGTCCCTATGGATGTCATACTTTGCCATCCAATTCATTATGACCTCGCCGTCTATACGGCCAAAGACTTGTCCGAAATAACCTTTCTTGGCCATTTTGAAAAAGAGCTTGAAGTCCTCCGGTTTATAATGTGGGTATTCTTCACGAACAAGATCTATAGTATCTTTAATTTGAACGGGGTCCATCGTTCCATTAGTTGAGTAGAAATTCACGAATTGCTCAAACCATGTGTACATTAGCGAGTTTACGAAGATGTCATCATAAGTCATCGATAATTCCACGATAGAAGGCGAGATCGATTTAAAGACATCAATCGCCGTCTTTGGATTTATACTGTTCCAGTACGGCTCTGGCGAATTGGCCCACAGTTTCACGGCTTGCGGCTTTGTTTCCGGTAGACTTGGTAAAAGATCCAAATCCGGCCTTTGGTATCGTGCTACTTGATTTTCCATTGAATTTTTCCTTATTAAACCATGTGGCAAGTCTTTTAGCGACCTCCCATGTTTTATTCGTTTCAAATCTCATCTTAGTTTCTGACTTATTGAGTTCAGACCAGTAATCAAAGAAAGCCCGGATCATTTCCTTCCCGTATCGTTCCACATAAGGAACCAGAGAATTATAAAATTCATCCCTCCGTTTGAGCGTAGCGGCTTTAGCTGCGGCAAGTTTCTTTGCTTGTTCGGCTTTCTTTGCCTCTACGCTAGTAGAGGTTTCTTTAGGTTTACTATTATCTACTTCTTCTCTAATCTCTTCTTGCGATAGTTGGGCGATTGGGTGGCTATCGGGTGGCGATTGGGTGGCGAAAGAATTATTATCAGGTGGCGATTGAGACGCAGACCTATTCGAACCATTTTTCCACCTCTTTTCATTTCCTCGTTTACCGGCATCAGAAAGTTTTGCTCTTTTTTCGTCCAATGGCTGCATACGTGTATTTAGAGATTCGGAGTAGAAACACTCACCATTATTGGTGAAGGCAAATAACCCGAAGTCATTTATTACACTTTTTAGAATTGCGGCATCAGCACGTAAATCAAAAGCCAAAACATTATAATCGGCTTTTAGAGTATAATTTTTGCTTTCTCTTAATTTTTCTATCAACGCCCAGTATAACCCGTATCCTTCCCATTTATGCTTTATACGTAAAGCGATAATTTTATCATCGCTTCTTGCATCACTATCATGTGGAAAGTAGTTTTTCATGTTTATCTATTTTATATAAATAGCCTTTGAATTAAGCGTCTTAGTAATTCCAATCTTACCAGAAACAAAAAGCTCATTAAGTTCTTTTCTCGCCTCTGCATGGATTGTGTTCATTAACTCCACTTCCGGCACATGATCCGGTGTTGTCTTTTCCAATCGTCTCTTTTCTTGAAGGCGATTAATTATGCTTAGTATGTCCATATCAAAAATATACGTTAGTTAATTGTCTGCTTTTTGAATATACCGCCCATTTACCATTACCTCCATCAACCAACTTTAGGTCTTTCACTTCCCCAAATCGTTTGATATTTCCACATAGGTCAACAATCCAACCTGATTCTTTAGACGAATGCGGACGAATTGCCCGGCCGACTATTTGGTACCACATCGCCAATGACATCGTAGGACGCGCCATAACGACCGTATCAAGTTCTGGATAATCGAAACCGGTCGTGAGTACCCCAACATTAGCGACAACTGGTATCCGGCCAGACTTGAAAGCCTCAAGTATTTGTTCTCGTTCTTTCTTTGGAGTTTCGCCCGAAACGATAGCACAGCAAGGAATTGACCAAGTCAACTTCTCTGCCTCTTTCAAGAACCGGGTAAAAACAAGAATGCCTTTCCGTTTTCCACCTTGTTTCGGATTAAGTAGTCGTTGGACAATATGGACAACATAACTGTAGAAGTCTATTCGCTCATACTCTCTTTGTACTGATTTATCGGTATAGTCGGCACCGGTAGTATTTACTTTCAAGTTAAGTTCGTTCCATCCTACCGGATTCATTGAATAGTAATTTAGTTTTGTCAGATATCCCATATCAAGTAAGGTAGAAACCTGCACATGATAGATTACATCCTTGAATATAGCCGGACGTGTTCGGGTAATGAATTTCAGCATAGAACCAAACTCTTGCGAACTACTTAATCGATATGGCGTTGCCGTTAAACCAAGAACCTTGCATTTGAGAAGTTCTAAGAATGTCTTATACATCCCTTCTTTAGGATTTACCAAGTGACACTCATCTATAATGATAGACTGGAAATGAGAAAACAAATCCGGATGATTTATTACACTACCGATCGTGGCGAATGTGATCCTTGATATTTCTTTTCTTCCAAAAGAAGCTGAATATATCGAACAATCTAAGATGCCGTAAGAACATAGCTTCTTGAAATTTTGCTCGAGTATTTCCTTGCTGGGCTGAAACACTAAGGTGTGCCCGTCAAGCCTTGCAGCAATGTCGGCTATAATAAGTGACTTCCCTGATCCTGTAGGAAGAACCATGATAGCATTCGTCTTCTTCGCCTTGTTGTTAAAGAAGGAAACAGCTGCATCAGAGGCTTTCTGTTGATAATCTCGCAATACATAACTCATAATCCTCTCTCCTTTTTAAGCTTCTTATTAAGCGCCTTGTAATACTTGATTAATTGCTCGTACTCAAAATCGGTAAACTTCCGGCTAATACCCTGCTTTGCTTCGAGTAGGACAACTCTCTGTTCACCATACTTGGCAATCAATCCTTTGCGGTAATTCTGAATATTACCCTCCATGAAGCGGTTACAGTGCCGACATTGAGCGTTACAGTTCATTTCATCGAAACGGGTACTCATATGCTGTCGATTTATGTAATGCCCGTTATCTGCCTGCTCAAACGGTTTAATCTGTCCACATGAGATACATTTAAAATATCCGTTCGGCATACAATCACGAAGCCGGATGAAAAGGGAAAACTCCTTGTCGAGTTTCGCTTTCAGATCCGGCTTCTTCTTAACTGTCACCCCTGCTTTATCAAACAGGGACAAAGGCTTATCTTTCTTTTTAGTCTTTCGTTTTATGTAATACATAATCAGTCATAATTATAATTATCAAAATCATCCGACTCATAATCCGGCATATCATTACCAAAATCCATTATCATCCCCCCTCTCTTTGTGATTTATCAAGCATAACCCAATCCACGTTAGATCCATAATACCCCAAATGGCAGCGACTATTATTAATAGTCGCTGACCAGTTATTCAAAGATTCTATATTCATGGTGATATAATTTAGTTTCAAAGAAAACCCCGAGGCGTATTCCCCGGGGTACATACAAAGTCAATCATGCAGTTAAAAGTGCTGCTCACTTCCATATCATACCTCCTGTACCAATTTCGCATTACCTTTCAGATAGAGTCAATGGCTAACCGATGCCGTGCGGAAAAACATCTGCGCTATCTTCACTCTACTTTCAATACTTTTATAGGAGGTTTCTCTCTAAAGGGTTTGTGGACGGTACCGGTATCGAACCGATCTCTTTACGTCATGCGCACTCCGTAATGTTTCATCCCAGACTACTGACCGCCCATGTGCCGGGGCTTTCACCCGGCTATTTGCGATTGCTACACAAACTTTCCGTCTCATGGCAGTAATTGTTTCCGGATAACCGATCAAGGCACATCAAGATAAACCTATTTACCAGAATAAGCCATTGAAAATTCACGAGGAATAAACCGTCCTACCGATATAGGCTTTGCAACCTCAATCATAGTATGAATCTCTTTCTTTTCAAACGGATTTCCCTTTTCTTTAGCTTCTTGCTCATGTTCATCCTGCTTCTTTTTGAGATAAGAAGTAATCAACATCATTGCCCGATCAACATTGTAAGTGTGGACAACAAATGTCGCTGAACGTTCATCCTCGTCAAATAGAATTTTTGTTTCTATCTGGTAAAACTTCCGATCACAATTCTTCGGTTCTTCCTCTTCATCAACGTCCGGCTTGTCATCAGGATCATTATCGGGAAAATCCAAAGGCAAAGTATCGATCTTCTTTTCTTTTAATGTGTCAGTAAGGATTACACAGGAATCAAACTCTTTAACCATGTTAATAATGAAGCCTGCCGTAAAGTTCAGTTCAATATAATCCTTTAAGAGAAGAAGTGCAGAATCTACACTGGTTGCATAAAACAGGAATTTACACTTTTTGCTATCAATAGTGGCCTGAGCGATATAAGGCTGTAAGTAGTCATTTACCAGCTCAACAGCCAAACGTTTTTGATTACTTACCTCAATATCCTTTGTTATATCACCAGACTCATAACAGAATCGGATTTGAGCAAGAACATCCTGATCTATCAATGTTCCTCTCTGAAACAGTAATTCATTACGCTCAATTGATACAACCTCGCTAGTATCTTCATCAATAAAGTCCTCTGTCCATGTTTTTAGGACTCGTTGAGCAAGGTATTTATTGAGCATCTTTTGGGGATCAGATGTAAAATACCTTATTTCGTTATTCTTTGTCTCTATCATGCTATACCGGTTTAATAGATTCCTCACTATGAATAATCATCCCCTTCTTAGAGACTTCTCCCTTAGCGGTTATAGGGAATGTTTTCAAACATCCCCAATCAGCAGACATTTCTACGCCTACACACTCTTTATCATTAAAATAAAAATGCTGGCCTTCTTTGAGATTATGTGTCTCGTAAAAATCAGCGATCATTTCTTCTCCTACCAGCTGTCGCAGATCCCGAATCTCCTGTTGTTTTTGGGAGATCAAAACTTTCATTTGTTCGATTTTCTCTTTTCGTATCATATAAATTCTTGATTGCGTTGAATTTCTTGTTGTGCATATATCAACATTTGATGTTCATTGGCGGCCGGCAAATAGATACCAGCTATTGATGCGCTCCAATTACGGAAACGGTCAATAGAAAGAGTCATTTCACCCGTTGTCAGTTCAGCAGAGCTACGCAAATAAGTTACTTCTTTACCTTTTTTGTTCACCGTCTTGCGTTCAAACAAATCACGGTTGCAAGTCCTCTTATAGAAGTCAATTTTTGCTTCATCGAGGCTGCAACCGTATTCACTGCCAAAGTACCCTAAAAGAAGATGTAAATAAGAGTTCTGAGCGAGCGTGCGATTAGGTAATTTCTTTTTTACTTCAACTACCGCACGCTCTTTGAACAATTTGTTTACATACTCTTTAAACTTGGGTATTTGGTATTCATTTTTGAGGTCATAGATCATATATTACAATCTCCACATATATCAACAATGGTATCAAACTCTTCTCGTGAATATTCAAAATCATTGATGAATACTACTTCTTTTCCTATTTCATCAAGATAAACACCATCATCCATTTCCAAAGATTTTAGTATCGGTTATAAGTGCTCTGTTTTCTTCCAAGAACCGGATAAACTCCTCACAATGATTAGTAAGAATAGGAATATCACGTTCAGGATTGAAAACGTATGTTTCTGTATAGGTATCTACCACATAGCCGCCTTTGTTGAACTCTACAATGTTATACTCAAATGTCCGTACATCAGAACCGTTCTTCATTAAAGCGTATGGATATACTAAATGCTGGTGGTGATCTTTGAACTTTCCCACGGTATAACTACCGGTTGTTTTGATGTCGTGAACACTGGTAGGCATCAGTTCGTCAATCAGACCGTAAACCAATACATTGCCGTATGCAGTCGGAAGGATTGCCTCTACACGTTGCTGCGTCAACGCCCCTTTGTAGTAATTTGCGAACTCACGACAAAGGGATATAGGAAAGACAAATGAACGATTGTTATAAACGGCTTTCAAGGCTATAACCTTTTGCTCGCCATTCCCTATATCAGAATATATCTTTTCTACCTGCACCGTTTCAGATTTCCGGTTCTCAATCATACAGTCAATGACCTCATTAAAAGCCGTACCCTTGTCGGCAGCTTCGCTGTCAAACGGTTTACGGTTAATACGGTCTATCAGTTCTTGGAACTGCTTCTGCTGAAACTCTTCTTCTGTACAAGGCGGATTCTCACTCCACCCATAATAACGCTCATATATGACATCGCTATTAAGGTAATTGAAGTAAGAATCCAATAATGTAGCATATATCTTATACTTAGGCTGCATCTGAATAAGTTTTAGTCTTTTTGTTAAAAATCAGTCCTAATTCTTTCGCCTTAGCTGCCAACATCATTGAGGCTTTCATCTTTGAACTTCCCACATGGTTGAAATCATCAATATGGGCGATAAAGTCATTCGCTGAAGCTGCGTCGGCAACTAATTCTAAACAGCCTGTTATATCAGATAGCACTTTGTTATATGCTTCTTGTTCAGCCTTTTTTGATTGCAACATAGTAAGATATGGAGCAATAATCCGAGTAGAGATAAAATCATTCTTGGTCGTCGGATTGCCGTTTTTGTCAAGGATGGTAGGTACTTCCATCACTGAAGGCAAGTTACAAGTATTCTTTCCGTCATTCCTTGATGTCGGATCGAAAGTAATAGTACGTCTCTGCACTCCTCTCTCACTCTTCATTTCCAAGTAACCTAACAAATCAAGTTCGGTGACGATGGAGTTGTAGGACTTCTCACGTAAGGCAGGAATAAACACCGTATCATCACCCTCTTTTCTTGTGTCACGATGGGCAACAAAAATGATATGTTTCCTCAGACTTGATAGCGTTCTTGTCATCCAAGAAAATTCAGCATTGATACCGCCCCAATCTCGAATAGATGGCTGCCTGGTTCCACATTTATAAGTGATGATAAAATCCATCATCTTACCAATGGTATCAACCACAATAGTCTGATAAACAGACAAATCTTCTTGCAAAACCAGCTGAACATCATTCCAAGAAGTGACCTGCACAGTGTCAATATTCTCCAAATGAGCCATATTCATACGCTTAACACCATTGTCAAAATCCAACAACAGAGGCTTTGGTGCACTCAAAGCTACTGTGCTCTTACCCATACCTGCTTGACCGTAAATCATCATCTTTACGTTTGTTGGAATATTCAATTCCGTTGATTTTCTGATTAAACTCATGATTGTTATATTTTTAGTTAGTAATTATATTAGAGACTTCAATAAAGGATCTATACCATCCTTCAATTCTTTAAGTTTCTTCAGCGAATAAACTTTAGGACTATTCCTATGTACACCAGCCCTTTTCCAAGTCAATGCTCCTGTAGCGCACTGATGAGCCAACCACCTTCTACCAAATCCAAGTCGTATGGCTTGCGTTTCCGTAATCTCATCAATGACCGGATCCTTGGAGATCGCATATTCGCTAACCGCTTCCTTCGCAGCTGCTTTTATTATATTCTGTAATTGCCAAACATCAATTTCCATAAAGAAATGGTATATCTCGCCCTCTCGCTCTTACACGGACACGGGCGATAAGTTCTACATTCGCGTTAAAACGGATTCGGACTCTTTGCCGTCTCATGTCAAAATGACTATCTAAACAAAGGATTATCAAAAGGACACTAGCAACCGCCGATTTCATGGTAGGCGAAAAGTCCAGTGTCAACCGGATCCCAGATATCCTTTCAGCCAATTTTAGTGCTAGCTCTCTCCCATTCCGAACACCCAAAATTAAAAATGCCGTTTGAAGCTGGTTATTTATCGTACTTACTGCACGATGCTTCAATACGGCAATCTCCTTTTTTTCATACCCTGCTGCGTACATTTGTGCTGTAATGTCACATTCGGGCGTTAGCTCGGTGAATACTTTCATAATCGTGTGTATTTAAAGTTTGAATCAGGAATCTCTAAATACTGTAACAGTCCCTTTCGGTACATTAGTTTCCGATCTCCACTTATATCCATTTTTGTACCCTTGCGCATTAAGCAAGGAAACATTGTTGCGTACCGTACAGACTTTATCGATAGGGAACTCTACTTTCTTCCCTTTCTTTAAATCGCGCATACGAGGCATAATTTCTACTTTTTTCTCCATAATCTAATTACATTAATTGATTGTGGGCAGTGTCGGAATCGAACCGACCTCAATTATATTAATTGGGTGCGCACCACTAAGCACTAACCGATATGCTAACCGCCCATGTGCCGGGGCTTTCACCCGACTGCTTTTGACAACCTAAACACAAACGAATTAAACAACTTCAAAGAAAGCTTTTGCGGCTGCTAATTTCTTCTCTGCCAATATGCGAGCATCCTCCTCTCTATTTTTCCAACCTTTATACACATCAAGGTCTTTTTGCAGACCTTCAATTTCCTTATTAAGAGAATATACCAATTCAACCAGTTCTTCCCTCGTCATTTCTTCAAGATTTTTTGTTTCCATGTCTTATTATTTCAATGCTGTTATTAAATCAAGTTTGTATGCAGAATAAGTGAATACTACGACACCTACAATATTAGGAACGAACGTAGCGGACTCTGATGCCATTAGGATAAAGCCAGCGAACAGGGCTATCCCGTAAATAGTCTTTTTCATAAGCGTTAATATTTAATTGTGCCCTCTGATGGATTCGATCCACGGCATCACGCCTTTTCAGAGGGTTTTCTTAACTTTACGGCGCAAAACATAAAAAATTAAGAAGTATGAAATCAGAAAGGTATCTGAGCTTGGCTAAAGGCATACGTTCTAAAGTCGAAGATTTACTAGACGAGTATAACTCCTTTGAACCATCAGTAAACAACATGCTCTTTGATGGGCAACCGTTGTATGAGCAAGCTATAAAGTTTACACACTTGGTTTATTCATTTGATCCAAATCTGCCTTTAAATAGAGAGTTGGTAGATCTGCCAAATAAATGCAAAGGGTATATAATTAAAACGTTGCCGCCAGAAAACGATGTCTTTAAAAATTTCTTGTTCCTTTTGAAATGCTTTATTGACTATCTGGAGACTTTTCATGATTGACTTTATCTCCGCGTAAAAGGTTCAAGTAAGAAGTAACCGCTTTCTCAGCATCTTCTTTTATGCACTCCAAATTTTTCAGGCAACTGATCGGCAAATCTTCCACGTGTATGGATATTGTCAATTGGTTGCCTTTTTCTTGTTGTTTTAGTCCAATGTTGTAATTCATGTGCTATGATATTTTAATTATCTTTTCTTCTTGCTTATTTGTCCCCGGCAACCGATCCGATCGGCAGCATCACACATTATGCCGGGCTATATATTAAAGCGACATTCGATAGACCGTTTAACACCGATCCGGGACAAGTCAACCGGACTTCACGGACACGACATAATATCCAATATCGCCAACCTTATTACCTTCATTAATAAGTTAGTTTATAATCCTTTCGTTTCAACCCCATTTCTGCGGGTACTAAGGTGTAAGTAAGAGAAAGAACCATCAGAAGTGACCGGGTGAGATATGCCCTACGCCCACCCGACCGGGCTTTAGTAAGCCGTTATGAAGTTTTCCACTTTGAATGATCTGAACCCGTTCGCCTCAATATCAAAGTAGCGAATCGTCTTGTAATTTTCTGATCCAGTGCCTTTGATTAGGTTTTGAATGTCTTTAAGTGTACCTTTGGCTTTGCGAAGTGAACCGTCCGCCTTTTCATACGCAAAGGCGACAATCCCTTTGTGCATTTGTTTTGTCAACCGGTATAAAGCCCATGCGCGAGAAAGACATACGGCGAATGCTTTACCAGTCGCTCTCATTAACTCATAAGCCATACAAAATACCTTGTGTCTAAAATTTGAAGTTTTCATAATCGTGCGTGTTTATGTGTTAGTAATTATATTCAGGTTCGTAAATCTCAGGGGTGAGATATTCTACTTCTCTTTCGAGAGATTCTATTTCTTCAGAGAGGATTTTCACGATCTCTGACTTGCTGTCTACATTATATATGTAGCAGGCTTCTTCATTACTGATCGTGCCCAATGCCTCTAACTCAACCTTTGCGTTTTCGAGTTCTGCGAGTGCTGTTTCATAAGTTCGTGCCATAATCGTATGTTTTTAATATGTTCGTATTATTTACTTGTATCAATCATCTTTGCATCTTTGTTGCGTGATTGATTGATGATGCAAATGTAATCGAATATATTACAAGTAATACTTATAGATTACATAATTACGATTTATTAACACTTAAAGTATTACACGCAAATTTTTGCTAATAAAAAACCTTTAATAATTTTAGAGTATGAATATCAATAGATTAAACATTGGAGAAGAAGTCCGCAAAAAGGTGGATGAGAACGGCTTATCAAAGGCAAAATTCGCTGAATTACTGGGTATTGCAAGGCAAAATATAGAAAAAACTGTATTTCAAAAGCATAGCCTTGATACAGATTTGCTATGTAATATCAGCGAGGTACTGAATTGTAATTTTTTCGATTACTACAAATCAGATAGTCCGAGTAATAAAAAAGATTACAAAGAACAAAAGGAAATAAGGGCAACATTGTCTATAGAAATGGGGTCTGAGAAGAAAGAACAGGTGCTTCGCTTTGTTTTCGGAGATAACAACATTGAAATATTAAATAAGTAAAGATTATGGCTGCGCCTAGAGTTTTTGTTAGTTCTACATGTTATGACTTGCAGGAAGTAAGATATCAATTAAGAACATTCATTGAGGATTTTGGATTTATTCCGGTTATGAGTGAATATGGTGATATTTTTTATGATTATAAAAAACATACTCAAGATGCATGTAAAGATGAAATTGAAAAATCTCAATTATTTATATTGATAATAGGAAATAACTATGGGTCTTTTTATTATGACAATAAATCAAACACGCTTCCTGATTCTGTAACTATGCAAGAATTTAAGAAAGCTCTTAATGTAAATATTAAAAAACATATATTTATTAATAAATTTGTAGATCATGATTATAACAATTTCAAACGATTGCGCACAGAATATATAGAATCTTCGCTAAAAAAAATATCAGCTGAAGGAAGTGATATCAAGGATATTGCAGAAAAAGAAAATAAAAAATTTTCAGAAAGCTATCAATACCCTCAAAAATCTTATAAATATATATTCCATTTTTTAGATATTATCTATGATTTAAAAACAAATAATTCTAAAGAGGTATATGAGACATTTCAAGAGATAAGAGAATCTTTAAAAAAGCAATGGGCTGGTTTTGTATATGATTCTATATATAAAGAATATATTGTTTCTAGCACTGAAATAGAAAAATTATGCGAGCAGGTTAGTAAATTAGAAAATCAGATAAAGTTGCTAATTGACAGTAAAACAGAAACGAAGAATGGAAGTATGACTTTTGACGTAAAAGTATTAGCTCAAGAACTTAATCTGCAAGAAATAAAAGAGATAAAATCAAAAATAGAGAAATATATATCAGATATATTTTATGTTACCAATAATTTTGGAGATCAACAATCCAGAGTTTCTATTATAAAAGGCACTAGCTGCGAAGATATTAATAAGTGGATTGATTCATTGAAAGATATTGTTATTAAATACAAATGGTCTAATTTTATATCAATAGATACAGTATTTAGTGTATTAAATAGTAAATATGTAATAGAAATATCAGAAGACATTCCATATGATTCCGTATTAAATTTGTGGAATATATGCAATAAGGTTAAATCTCTATTTTCTGAAGAGGATTATAATAGTTTTGTAAATAATATAACAGATATATTAAACAATATATATAGCATAACAGTTTATAATCCACCAGCATTCTCTTCTGATATAGACGACTTACCCTTCTAATTATCTATAAGTAGATTGGATTATTTAGAAAGAAAAAAAACAGTTTTAAGATATGAATTAAAAAAATCCGAAAAGTAAATTCATAGAAACCGGAGAACGTTGGTTTATATACAGAATATTATGTATTTCACTTATAATTTCAGAATAAACAATGCGGATAAATTGAAAATAGCATTAGATAAATTACTATCTATAAACTTTATCAAACTGAATGATTCGTCTATTTACCCTATTGTAGTAGCTTCATCCAGTGAATCCATTTTATTTGACAAACGCAAAAATACATTATCAACGATAGCAGATCTAAAGAAAGCTGTCGAATTAATGGATCGTTGGATAAATGGATATGTTCCAAATGAACAAGACAAGGAGACTGTTAATATTAAACTTCCTAAAATAAGTAATTTTGACGTACTTAATAAAGTAGCAAACGAATTACGACTTGCTTTTTCTACCGTTATATGTGAATACGAAGGAGGCAAAATTGAAATCGTACAATTTGATCACGGTTCATTTTGGTGTGTAATAAAAGTAGGTACAGCTTTATTACTTTTTACAGGTTTAGCTTGGGCAGGAGCAGTTGTGGCAAAAAAGACAATAGAGTGTAGAAGCGCTTATGAAGTTTATAGAAATGCTTCTGCAAGAAATGAAATGCTAGAGGAATTAAAACGATTAAATAAAGCTCAAATTGACATAGTCATAGAGCAAGAAGCCAAACTTATTCAACAAGAGCATTTTAGCAAAGAAGATAACGAACAGTTAGAAAGAATCAAAAACTCTATCTTAAACATATCGGAACTAATTCTTAAAGGCACAGAAATTCAACCAGCAATCGCCGCACCTGAAGATGTAAAGAATTTATTCCCTGATTTTAGTTGCCTCCCGTTAATAGAGAGTCGAACTAAAAAGTTAACAGAAAACGCTGCCAATAATCAATGAGCATCATTTTTCACTCAGCCAGCGAACAACAGCACCTACAAAGATAAATAGCAAAACCCCTGCTATAATCGAACATGTAACTGTAAAAGCTATCCAAAAATCAAATATCATATTTATCATAGATGATGGTATTTAAGGCAAAGATACGAATTAAAGAACAAGTTAAATCATAAGTAGCATGAAGAAAATTTTATTTTTAATGACAATCATAATCGCCTTTTCCTGCGGAGGTGGTAAAACAGAAGTAATCGGTGCGGATAAATATATCGATACTATCACAGGATTTTCCTGCGAAAAAGCCGCTGTTACAGATAACGGCTTTTTAGTGATTGCTATTGATGCGGATTCGGATTCTGGATATGACATGCTGGCTTCGCAATTCCTTGAAGAAGCTAAAAAAGAAGGCGTATCAGGACTCAAAGGCGTATTGATCGTGGATATAAAAAACGCAAAGTTCGAACAAGGGGCAGTTGTAGGCAAAAGAATTGGAAAAGCTTACAAATAA